TTACGCGGAGCCCTCAAACCAGGCCTGCATCGCGGACCTTCCCCGCCCGTCGGCCTCCGGCATCATGTGCGCGTAGATCCGCAGAGTGATCGCCGCGTTCTCGTGGCCGAGCCAACTCGACACTGCCACGATCGGCTCACGGGCGTCCAGCTGCACCGAGGCGAAGGTGTGGCGCAGCGCGTGGAAGCCGTTCTCGCGGCTCTCCACGTAGGCGTGCACCGTCTTGTGCGCGCCCGGCTTCGCCTTCATGGGCACCTTCGTCACCTTGGCCGCAGGGATAACGCCAGCCGCGGCAAGGGCCGGCTTCCAGATGCGTGTGTCCCAGGCGTCCCGGCGCATCCCGCCTCCCATTGCCCCTGGGACGATCAGGGCATGCTCACGGGGGGCACGCAGCTCCTTCTCGCGGTCGGTCTCTCCCGGGGCAGGATTGGACCAAGGCAGGCTGACCATCTGTGCCGGCCGTACAGCGAGATGCTCTGAGATTCGCTTCAGCAGGTAGCTGGGTACTGGCACGCCGCGCGTCTTCTGCCCCTTCGGCAGGGCGTAGCAGAGCTTCGATCCAATTTTCTTGATCTGCCGCCTGACCAGGATCCGCTCGCCTTCCTCGTCAATGTCCTCGACAGCCAGGCCGAAGACCTCGCCTGCCCGGAGCCCGGCACCCACACCGATGTCGACGGCGATCCGGTAGCGCGAATCCATGGCCTCGCGCACCGCCAGAACCTGGGCCTTGTCCCACGCCCGCGGCTTCGGGGAAGGGCGGGCCGGCGGGCGAACGGACTTCTGCGCCCGGCAGTAGTTCTTCGTGATCCGCTCGTCGTCCACGGCGGCCTGAAGAATGGACGCCAGGTAGTTCCACGCCTCGTTGGTTGTCCCGGGCCCGACCAACCCCCTCATGGTCGTCAGCCACCGCTTCAGCTGCGGCGTCTTTACCGCGTTCAGCTGGAGAGAGCCGAGGTGGGGGATGACGTGTGTCCAGATCCGGCTGTGCACGGTATTGCTGGTCGCCGGGTCGTCGTAGGCCTTGTTCGGCCACCACTCCTGCTCGATGTACTCCTTCAGGAGCATCTCGCCGCGGCGGGGGTCGACGAATTCCCCGGCTGTGGCCTGGTGCTGCGCTTTGGCGAGCCACGCGTTGGCGCCGTGAGGACCTGTCAGGCGCTCGAAGCTGCGCGCCCTGACTCCGGGGATGCCGGTGACCTTGTAGCGCTTTCCTTGCCCGTAGCGGGCTGTTTCGACGCGGGTGGCCTTCCCGTTCGCGTCGGACGGCCCCTTCTTGTACCAGCGGTCTTCCACGTATCCGGCCACGAGGGCCCCCTAGCTGGCAGATCCGACCTTGATGCGGTCGGGGGAGTCGATGGTGACGATCTCACCCTCCCAGAACTGGAACCACTGGCCGCCGGCCAGGAAGCACTCCAGGGCCCGATTGAGTGCGTGGACGAGCAGGGGGATGCTGCTGGTGCGGGCCATGTGGTAGGTGACGAGTCCGCAGGTTTCCCTGATCTCGACGACCTTCATCGAGTCGACGAGGTCGTCGACTTCGTACTTCACGGCGAGCGGGTGGTCCGGGGAGTCGGCGCTGATGATCCGGCCGCGCCATATCTGGAACCAGGTGTTCTTGGCGAGGAAGTCGCGTACTTCGCGAGTGAGGGCTTGTGCGGCTTCGTCGACCGGGGCGTCTGCGTGGATCTTGATGGTGATCTGGCCGCGGGTCTCGTGGATCTGGACGACCTGCTGGGCGTCGATGTCGGTGGTGGCTTCGTACACGATCTGCAGCATGCGCCCTCCCGTTAGCGTGGTGCGGCGCGAGCGCAATGAGCCCGGCGCACGCGGTTGTGAAAGGGTACGCCGCGTGAGCGCAGTGAGACATTAAGTTGCAGAAAATGGTCAGTCTGGGCGACTTGCAGACTTCGGGTCTGCCGCCGCTCCTTGCCTGCTAGGCCCCGTCGCGCCGCGCGCGCTCATCCGCTTCGATCATGGCGCGCCAGCGCTTGAGGTCCAGGTCGCTCATGCCTGCGAGGTGGGCCACGATGATGCGGACCTCGTCCCCGTAGCCGGCGAGTTCGGTGGCTTCGTACTCAAGCCACTGCTCGGCGGCTGCTCGTTTCGGGATGGAGTCGTTGAGCCCCAGCGCTGCGCCGATGGCGCGAAGTTGCGCTGGGTTGGGCGGCTTGACCGGCGGGTTCTCGACGAGTCGCTGCAGGTAGGCGGAGGTGAGCTTGAGTTCTCCCTCCGGGTCGGCGGCTCGGGCTGCCATTTTGCGGTAGGAGAGGCCCCGGACGTTTGCCTCGCGGATGAGCTCGGAGAGCGCTCCGGAGGGGTTCGGCTCGTCCGCCCCGGTCTCCCGGTCGGTGGCCGCTGACGTCATTTCCTCTTCCCTTCGGGTCAACTCAGGCCCCAGCTGTCTCGGTAGATGGTCGCTGGCACTCGGAAAAGTACCAGCTCAGTCCATACAACCATCCGGGATTGGAGACGGTTCGTCTACGCGGTGACGCTATCCCGCCATGAGGTTCGCCTGTTCTCGCCGGTTGGGTGTCTCAGGTTTCTAGACGAAACGTCTCCACTATGCTTCACTCTGTTAGGCAAACAGTTCCGCACCACTCGGGGGAATCGTGAGCCGACGCTGGTCCCTGCGCAGCATTCCGGTCCTCAAGCACTGCATGGCAAACCCCGGCCGAGGTGGCCCCTTCTCGGTTCGATCCCTGGCGGAAGCAGCAGGGGTCGGGCAGGGGGTCGTCGAGAAGCTCTTGACCGGCCGGCAGCGCTCGGCCGACGTGGATGACGCCATAGCGATTGCAGAGGCGGTGGGGGTCGCCATCAACGTCCTCTTCGCGCCGCCGCCGTCTCCAAACCTGAAACGAATGCCCCATGACCTGAATCGACCGAGTAAGGAGTGAATCAGTGGCGAACACGCCAAAGGATCCGCCGAAGGGCTGGCTCTGGAGCGCAGGAGCGGCCGACTACATGGGCGTCCACGTGGTGACGCTCTACCGCTGGCGGCGGGACGAGATCGGGCCGAAGGGCAAGCAGATCGGCCGCCGCCGCTACGCGTACAAGATCAGCGAGCTCGACGCCTGGATGAACAGCGACTACGTCGACTCCGACCGAGCCACCGCCGCTGCCTGACGCAGCAAGTGAGGCCGCCCCGAAACGCCAGCCCCGAGGCGACCTCTGAGACCCACCCTCACCGTTCATGACGAAAGGCGGGCCCCGTGCCCCAGAATCCCACACCTGCTGCTGCGGGTGACACGAACCCCACGACGAACCTGACCCCCGAGCTCGAACGCCTGCGCACCCAGTACGACCAGCTCGACAAGACCCTCGACGAGGTGATGACCGAGCGGGACGCACACCACGACGCGCTCGACCGGTTCGCTCTCGCGGTCGCTCCGGAGGAGGTCATCGGGGAGCACTCGTCCGGGAACAACCCGTGGGCGAACGCCTTCGAGCTGGTCACACCGGCGGCCGAGGTCGACGCGCTGCGGGCCCGGATCGCCGAGTTGGAGCAGCAGCTCGCTGCCAGCCAGTCCACGGCCAAGCAGCTCCTCCGCAAGGCGGCCTCTGCCCCGTCGCAGCGTGAGGCAGGTGCCCTGTGAGCGCCGCCGCCCGCATCGACCGGGAGACCACCGAGCACCTGGCAGCGCTGGCCGCCGCCCCGTACATCCCCGAGATGCACGCCGACGACTGCGACGACAAGACCTGCGTCCGCTGCTGGGTCCTGACCCCGTCGAACCTGTACAGCGTCGACACCTGGCTCGACAACGCCGGTGTCTTCGCGAAGCAGTTCTGGGAGTTCGTCGACGGCGAGAACATCGTCACCGGTCTCCGGATCGGGCAGGGCGAGAGCCGGGTGGTCGCGAAGTTCGGCAACACGATCGTCCGCCACTACGGCGGCAAGCACTCGGTCCGTCCGACGCAGGAGCCGACGGGTGAGCTGACGGCTGCCGAGTGGAACGCCAAGTACCCGGTTGGTACGCGGGTGATGGCGTACCCGGGGGTGCACGGCGAGGACGGGTTCGTGACCTGGACGACGAGCCGGGCATGGACGGCCCACGGCCACACGCCTGTCGCGCTGGTCGAGAACCACTCCAGCTACATCAAGCTCACGCACCTGGACCCGATCGAGGTGACGTCGTGACTGCCGCCGACATGGAGCGCGTAGACGTCCCGCTCGACGTGCTGATCGCCGCGGTGGATGAGATCGCTGCTGCGAACGCTGCCCGCAGCCTTGCCGAGGCCACCGCCGAGAACCGGCACCTCCTATACGACGCGGACCCGGACGCCACCGTCCCGGCGTTCGTCGACCTCCACCACCACACCACCACCCGCAGGGGGACCCGATGACCACCATCACTCTGTCGTGGGGCGACCGCCCGATCTCCCTGGAAACCGTCGACGGCCGCACAGTCCTCCGTCTCGGATCCAACCTGCGGATCGATGTAACCGACGCGTCCCTCGACCAGCTGGACCGGCTCGCCGAGGTCGCCGCAGACCTGGCCGACCACCAGCGGGACCGCTACCGGGCGGCCGACGTCGCCGATCAGGTCGCGGCCGAGGACGGGGTGCGCAGCATCAGCGTCCCCTTCCAGCGGAGGCCGGTGGCGGCATGAACACCTACCTGCACGACAACATCATCTTCGACCTGACCCGCAGCTTCGTCGACGTGCTCGGAGTCGAGTGGGAATGGCACGGCCAGTGGACTCCGGCCGGGGAACCGCTCCTCGTCTCCCCGGGCCTGCCGGAGTCCCCGGTACCGCTCCCGGACGTGTACCGCGACCACGGGCCGCTGATCCCGATCAGCCGTCGACCGTCGGCCGCCCAGTACCGGGCAGCGGTCGACCCGGACTATGCGGCAACCGTCGCCGCCGGGTACGTCGAGAACCACATCGTCGCCGCTGTCGCACCGGCCCTAACCGCCCACCACCTGCCGGCCGCCCCGCTGCACTACGGGTGGCGGGCGTTCCTCACCACGATCAAGGGGGAGCGCCGTGACTGACCTGATGGTGCAGATCGACGGCGAGACCGTGCCGCTCGCGGACTGCTTCTGGGTGCGGGCCAACTCGGCTGGTTGCGCGGTCGGTTCGGTTCGCCCGGACCTCGGCGACGACCTGATCGCCACCCCGCAGCAGGCCCAGCGCGAGTGGTCTACGACGAAGCGGCAGCGGGCGTCGGACGACAAGCACGGCATGCAGCACCTCCTCCTCACCCCGCAGCAGTGGGACGAGCAGGCCAAGCCGTGCTTCCTCGGCTGCTGCGGACACCGGCCGACCGCCGGATGACCTACCTGATCACCGCCACCGTCATCGACGTCGTGTTCTGCCTGATGGCGGTGGCCCCCAGCCTCTGGACCCGGAAGGGCAAGTCATGAGCCTCATGTCCGCCATATCCCGAACCAAGCCAAAGCACCGCGCCGCCGACAAGGTGGCCGAGCTGAAGCAGCAGCTGAAAGATCAGCAGGCACAGACGGCCAGCGCGTTCGGCCAGCTGATCGGGGCGGCCGACACCATCGCGATCCTCGAAGCCGACCTGGCCGACGTCCGAGCCAAGCGGGCGGAGGCCGAGCAGGTCGTGGTGTGCCTCGCCGCCGACCTGGACGAGCGGACTGAGGAGCGCGACCAGGCCCTCACAGAGGCGAGCCAGCTCCGCGCCCAGCTCGCCCCGTACCTCGCGGCGGATGCCAACGCCAACGCGGTCACCGTCCCGCCCGCCGAGCGCGACACCAGCCGGTTCGAGGACCAGGCGACCGCCCCGATCGACGTCCGCGACCTCCGTGCCCGGTTCGCCGCCGGCCCGGTCGTGTCGCTGCAGCACTCCCCGCAGGCCGCAGACCCGACGCACATCCCGGCACCGGCCGCCTGAAACCCGCCGGGCCGGCGGATGCCACCGGCCCCCGGCCCGGCGCACCAGGTCCCAACAACGAGAAGGGAGTGGACGATGGCCATGCGATGCGCCGAGTGTGATGAGGAAGTTCAGAAGCGCAGACGAGGACGTTGCGGCAATTGCTACCGCCGCCTCGTCAAAGCCCTGAAGCAGGACGGTGAATTCACCCCCCTGGGTGCTGGGCGTCAGCCCCGTCCCGCGATCGAGCGGCTACTTTCCAGGGTCGAGAAGGCGCCCAACGGGTGCTGGCTGTACTCAGGCCAGCTGGACCCTCAGGGGTATGGGCGGATCACCGACGACAACGGGAAGACATCCTCAACCCACCGAATGTCGTACACGTACCACTGCGGCTCGATACCTCCTGGGCTCCAAGTTGATCACGAGTGCCACAACTTGGACCTGAAGTGCATGGCTGGACCGAGATGCGCTCATCGACGCTGCGTCAACCCCGAGCACCTCAGGCTTGCCACCCCTCGGGACAACGTCCTAAGGGGGCGAACCGTGGCGGCCGGCAATCGGGCCAAGAGTCGGTGCCGTCGGGGACATGAGTACACCCCGCAGAACACCCGGGTACTGGCGAACGGTGGACGAGCCTGCCGGGCCTGCCAGCGGATCTGGTCCAAGTCTCGACCGGAGAAGGCTCTAACGCCGGGAATGACGCACGGCAAGCGCAGCACCTACACACGGGGCGGGTGTCGCTGCGAGCCCTGCAAGGCGGCGGAGCGTGCCCATTGGGCCGCCAGGCGCACCCCGGTCCGATCGCCCCGTGTGCCAGCCGGCGACGTACCTGACACCCCTTGACCCCTCAGAGCTTGCGCCCCCGCCGAGGCGAATTCGGCAGGGGCGTCCACCACCAGCATCCCAGAGAAGGACGCCATGACGACCATCAACGCCCACAAGCTCCAGCGGCTCATCAAGCAGACCAGCGCCCACATCAGCCCCGACGACACCCTCCCGCCCATCAACGGCATCCGCTTCGAGTGCGACGGCGTCCACATCCACGCCCTCGCCACCGACCGCTACACCTTCGCCGTGGCCCGCACCAAGGTTCGCGAGGAGACCGACACCTGGTCCGTCACCATCAGCGAGAAGACCCTCGGCTGGCTCACCCCGTGGCTGGAGACGCACAAGGGCGACACGATCCTCAACCTCGCGGTCACGGTCGACGGGCTGACCATCACCGACGACGACGGCAAGCTCACCGTCCCCGTCACCGAGACGACCTTCCCGAAGTGGCAGAACCTGTTCCGCGACGCCTTGCATGACGCCTCCGCGTCGGGTGATCTCGTCTCCGTCGACACCGACATGCTCGGCCGCTGGAAGCACGCCGACACCCATCTCCGGGTGTGGCAGACGGGCGCCGAGAAGCCGCTCCTCCTCATCGGTGAGGAGTTCCTCGGCCTGCAGATGCCGTGCCGGTACAGCGGCGACAACAAGGACCGGGCCGAGGTCATCGGCGAGTGGATCGGCAGCCTCGCCAAGAAGAAGGGCGAGCACGCCGAGCCTGTCGCGCCGCTCCCGCAGCCGGGCGCCGTCGCCGAGATGGCCGAGGAGATGCTCCGGCAGACCCTGCGCTCAACCGGGGAGATGTTCGGCACGGACATGGACACCGTGAAGGGGCGCGGCGCCTTCAACGCCTGGGTCCACTCCGGCGTCTACGCCTGGTCCGCGTACCGGCTGCTGCAGGCGCTGAAGAAGGCCGACCCGGACCTCGCTGAGCAGACCGTGCGCGACCTCTCCGAGCAGCTGGAGTCCGGCGAGATCGGCGAGTGGGCCTGGGACGAGGCGGAGGCCGCCGGTCACGACCCGAAGAAGTGGGCGGCCGACTACGAGGCGCACCTCAAGAAGCTCGCGGAGAAGGCCGCCGCCGAGCAGCCCTCCACCTGACCCACCGACCGGCAGGCGTCTGAGCCCGGCTCCGTCTGCCCGCTGCGGGCCGCCCATCCCCAGGCGGCCCGCAGCAACCCCGAACTGGAGAACCACATGCCGCGCCCTCCGAACCCCGACGTTCACTGCCGCCGATGCGGCGACACCAAAGGCCCGTTCATCGGCCGCTCCCGCAGACCCCTCTGCGAAACCTGCGCCGACGAAGCCCCGCAGACCCCGCCCAACCGGAGAACGACATGAGCCCCATCGAATGCGCCCGCTGCCAGGGCACCGCAGGCCCGTTCGCCCGCAAGCCCGAAGGCCCGGTCTGCGAAGACTGCCTCGACGAACAGGACGGCACCCGGTGACCGCCACCGTCGAGGAGACCGAGGTCATCCCCGGGGTCTACGACATCCCCGCCGAGATGTACCACGGCGACCCGATCCCCGGCGGCAGCCTCTCGTCGACCGGTGCCCGCACCCTCGTCAAAGCGCCGGCGAAGTTCCGTTACGACCTGGACCACCCGGAGCCGTACAAGAAGGTCTTTGACTTCGGCACCGCGGCTCACAAGCTGGTTCTCGGAGACGGCCCTGAACTGGTCCTCGTCGACGCGGCCCGGTGGGACACCAACGAGATCAAGGCCCGCATCGTCGAGATCCGCGAGGCCGGGAACATCCCGCTCAAGAAGCCCGACCTGCAGCGCGTCCACGACATGGCCACTGCCCTCAGCGAGGACCCCGAGGCCGCTGACCTGCTCCACCCCGACAGCGGCATCGCCGAGCAGTCCATGTTCTGGCAGACCGGCAACGTGTGGTGCCGCAGCCGTATCGACTGGCTCCGCGAAGACGGAATCGTCGACTACAAGACGGCCCGCTCCGCCCACCCCGATGCCATCCAGAAGGCCGTCGCCGAGCACGGATACCACGTCCAGGACGACTGGTACCGGCGTGGCGCCGCGGCCCTCGGAGTCCTGCCGCAGGACGCCCCGTTCCACTTCATCTTCCAGGAGAAGGAACCGCCGTACCTGGTGACGGTGGCCCGCCTCGACCTGTGGCGGCACATCGGCCACCAGGTCAGTGAGCAGGCCCTGTTCCTCTACGACTCCTGCCGCACCACCGGCCACTGGCCCGGCTACACCACCGACACCGCCTACATCTCGCCGCCCGCCTGGCTCGACCGCCAGTACGCCTAGGAGCCCGCCATGACCCTTCCCGCACCCAGCAGCGTCGGCCGGCCGCAGGCCGACACCACCAACGAGTACGACGACGGGCCGTTCACCTTCCGGCCCGCCACCAAAGACGGCCACAACGCCAGCGTCGCCATCCAGGGCCCGTCCGGCTCCGGCAAAACCTGGACCGGGCTCTGCGTCGCCAGCGGCCTCGCCGAAGGCCAGCGGTTCGCCGTCATCGACACCGAGCGCGGCGCCGCCGCCCTCTACGTCAACGACCTCGCCGCCAGCTTCGACACCCTGCCCATGCACCGCTACGACCCCCGCGACCTCCAGAAGGCCCTCGCCGCCGCAGCACAACGCCGCTACCCGGTCGTCATGGTCGACAGCCTCAGCCACTTCTGGTCCGGCGCCGACGGCACCCTCGACCAGGTCGAGAACGCCAAGTCGAAGTACGGCGGCAACAAGTTCGCCGGCTGGAAGGACGGCACCCCGATCCAGAACGGCATGATCGAGGCGCTCATGTCCTACCCGGGGCACGTCGTCGTGACGATGCGGTCCTACACCGACTGGGTCCTGGAGCGGGGCGGGCCCGTGAACAAGGGCACCCGGGTCGAACAGCGCCGCGGCATCGAGTTCGAGTTCGGTGTGGCCGCCGAGATGGACGCGAGCAACCAGCTGCGGTTCATCAAGTCCCGCTGCCCCGCCTTCAGGGGCCGCGAGTTCGACCGGCCCGACGGCGCCCGCGACATCGCCAAGCCGTACCTGGACTGGCTGCGCGACGGCGCGAAGCCCATCGACCCGGTCGTCTGGATCGACGCCGCGAACTCGCCGGAAGCCACCACGGACAGCCTCCTCGCCCTCTACCGCGAGGTCGAAGCCGCCAGCGCCCTGGCCACCCCGCTGCTGCACCCGGAGACCGGCAAGCCGATCAGCCTCGGCGACCGCATCAAGGAGCGCGGCACCGCGCTCAAGGCCGCGTCCGCCGCTTAGTCCAGCCCGCACCTTGGGGCGGCCCGCGGGCAATGCGGGCCGCCCCACCCACCAGGAGAGCACACGGAAGGAAGCACGTCATGGCAGCCCGCTGGTACCCACGTCAGACCACGAAGAAGGGCGGCATCAACCCGCCCGTCACCAAGTGGAACCGCATCGGCGAGTCCTCCACCGCGTCCCGCCGCTACCAGGACCGCGTCCACGAGAAGCTCGCCATCGCCGGATACGTCCAGCTCACCCCCGGTGTCATCTTCATCTACGAGCGGGCACCGTGGCGCATCGTCGAGATCATCGACCGGCTCCAGGACTGGGACGACGAGCGCGAGGCCATGTTCGCCGGGCGCCTCCGCGCTTGGGAGAAGAACCCTAGCGGTGACAAGCCCGAGCGGGCCACGTGGTCCTTGCGCCCCTTCGTTGTCGTCGCCGTCCCCGACCAGGACCCCACCGCGAAGCCCGTGCACCTCGAAGCGCCCGCCCACTACACGTGGCAGATCCTGCCCGAGCACTACCTGATCTGCCGGGCCTGCGGCGAACTCCCGCCCTGCCGCCACGAAGAGGCCGAGACCAACGCTGACCGGGAGATGGCCCGCACTGAAGTCCTCATGGAGATTCCCGCCGGGCACTGCATGAGCTGCGGCGAGCACATCACCCGCCGCCAGAGGTCCACCCGGTTCCCCGGCCCGAACCTGTGGCGCCCCGACCTCCCCGAACACTCCGCGATCTTCCACGCACGCGAAGAGTGCTCCGGCGGCGTCTACCGATACCGCACGGCCTGGGAAGCCCGGGGCGGAACCCGCCCGCAGACCGCCCTCTCCTTCGACGACCTGGGAGAAGCCTCATGACCCGCCGCCTGTCCGTCGCCGAACGCCATGCCGCCGCCGAGAAGGACCTCCTCCTCACCGACATAGCCACCCAGTCGACCTGGTCCCAGTTCCTTGTCGAGCAGGCCGTGCTCACCTTCGGCCGCCGCGGGCCCTTCTCGTGCAACGACATCCGCGAAGTCCTCCCCGAGCTCGGCCACGGCTACCTCGGTGCCGCGATCAACGCGATGCGGCAGGGCGGGCTCATCGAACACACCGGCCAGATGGTGCCCTCCACGCAGCCCAACACCCACGGGCACCGCATCTCCGTCTGGCAGTTGTCACCCCGCGGCCTCGCCGTCGCAGCCGAGCGCACTGCCCGAGCCCGGGGGAGTGCGGCATGAACGGCCCCTACCTCGCCCTCGTTCTCGGCCTCGGCTCCCGCGCCTGGACCGACCGCACCACCATCGATACCGCCCTCACCGAGGTGTGGCACGACGCCCGCCAGAACGGCTACTCCGGCATCGAGGTCATGGAGGGCACCGCACCCGGCGCCGACCGCATGTGCGGCGACTGGGCCAAGGCCCGCTTCGAGCACGGTGTCGGCCACCTCCCCGTCGAAGCCGACTGGGAAGGCCCCTGCGTCGACACCTGCCCGCCCGGCCACCGAAAGACCCGGCGCGACGACACCGAGTTCTGCCCGCTCGCCGGACACCGCCGCAACCAGAACATGGTCGACCACCGCCCGCTCATCGCCCTGGCCTTCCAGGTAGGGGACTCCACCGGAACCGCCGACTGCCTCCGCCGGCTCGCCAAAGCCGGAGTGCCCACGAGGCGGTGGGCGCTGTGAACCCCCGACGCGAACACCGTCAGCGCGGCGAGCTCGGCACCCCACGCGAAGGCGCCGCCGACCAATGGCTCGCCGCCATCCGCAACATCCCCGCCGCCCCCGACAACCAGGCCGGCACCGACCTTCAGACCGCAGACGACTGCGAACTGATCTGGGCCACACCCGCCAACAACGCCCCCAGGGAGGGCCGATGACCACCGCAATCCGCAAGGAAGCCCCGCACCACAACACCCTCACCTGCTACGTCAAATACGAGTGCCGGCTCCCCGAATGCGTCGAGCGGTACACCCAGCGCAACCAGGAGCGTCGCGTCACCCAGGCGAACGGAACCTGGAGCGGGCTCATCGACGCCGAACCAGTCCGCCAGCACCTCCTCAAGCTCCACGAGGCGGGCATCAGCATCTACCGCGTCGCTGAACTCGCCGGCATGGACTACAAGAAGGTCCGCATCTACACCCAGCACGCCTACAGCTACAAGGAGCCGCGGCGGCGCCGCATCACCCCGGTTGTTGCCGCACGCCTGCTGGCCCTCGACATCAACGAGATCACCCCGGCGAAGGTCGACCCGACCGGGCTCCGGCGCCGCGTTCAAGCGCTGGCAGCTGTCGGCTGGCCCCGGGAAACGGTCATCCGCCGTGCGGGGCTCAGCGCCCGCAACGCCTGGAAGATCACGGACCAGCCGACCGTGCTCGCCAGCACCATGCAGGCGGTCACCGCCGTCTATGACGACCTGAGCTGCCGCAACCCCCTGCGAAACGGGGTGTCGAAGAACTCTGTCAGCCGGACCAAGAACCGGGCCGCCGCCAACAGGTGGCCGACCCCGAAGTACTGGGCGCGGTTCCCCGGCGCGATCGACGACCCGCACTTCACCCCTGAGTACAAGGTCACCAAGGCGGAGATCCTCGCGGAGGAAACCCGGTGGCTCATCCAGACTGCTGGCCTCACGCGGGCCCAGGCCGCCGAGCGCCTTGGGAAAGACCGGTCGTACATCGACCGGGTCCTCGGCCAGACGGACATCGGGGCGGCGGCATGATCCCCGACCTGTCGTGGCGTGAGTCCGCTCTCTGCGCCCAAACCGACCCGGAAGCCCACTTCCCGGACCGCGGCGGAAGCAGCCGGCAGGCGAAGAAGACCTGCCTGGCCTGCGAAGTTCGCACCGAATGCCTGGCCTACGCGCTCAGCACCGGGCAGCGCCACGGGGTGTGGGGCGGGCTCGGCGAACGGGAACTCCGGCGGGCCGGCGCACGCAAGCAGACCGCATGACAACGGGCGGGCCACCACACGTGGCCCGCCCACAGGCACGACAAAACCCCGCCGGGGCGGGGGAGGGAGGAGGAGAAGTGACGTCAGTCGTCGTCTTCGGACTCGACGAGTTCCCTGGTTTCGCCGAGCGCTGCGATGGCGCGCTCGTAGAAGTCGTAGGGAACGATCACGGCCGCTTCCTTCCGGCGGTTCACCAGGATCGTCGCCTCGCCGGCGTATCGGGAGCGCGAGATGACCTCGCCAAGGACGTTTCTGGCCTTGGCGATCTTGGTTCGGCGCTCGATGCGGGTCGCGGTCATGACTCAACAGTAGCGGATTCGCTACGAATCACAACAACGCTAATTCGCTTTCTTAGCTATGATGGCGTTGTAGCCAAGCGGGAAAACGGCCCGGCCCACATGGGCCTGGTTCCGTGCGCCCACTCGGCCCCCATAACCCGTTCCGCGAGAGGGATCGAAATGACCATCGCCGACGACCTGAACCGCACCGGATACGACCTGCTGAAACGGCGTGCACGCGCTGCCGAAGCCGTCGCCTGGCAGGCGCTCAACATCACCCCCAACTCCGGCGAGACAGCCACCGAAGTCCTCGCCCGCATCCGCTACGCCGCCGAACGCAACCACCCCGAACTCCTCATCCGGTTCGAGCACCCCCGGCAGGAGATCCTCCCCATCGCCGACGACTGCGGCTGCGACCCGAATAGCGACGGCTACGACGACGACCACTGCGAATCCGACCAGGGCGGCGAGTACCTGTGCGCCCGCCGCCACCTCGGATGGATCTGCGGCACCTGCATCAACGAGGACGACGACGGCCCCAGTTGGCGGCCCGACCGGCATGAGTGGCCCTGCCCCACCGTGACCGCCCTCGACGCCGACACCGCCGGGGCCGCCGCGTGACCGCCGCCCACTCGGCCCCCATGACCTCCTTCGTCGAGACGAGGACTCCGATGGCACAGCCCACACACCCGCAGCCCCTCCCGCCGGCCTCCGAAAAGCTGCTCCGCGAAATCGCGAAGTACGACACCGGCGCCGGCGTCCAGTTCCAGCACGCCGCCCGAGCCCGCTACACCCACCCCAACACCCTCGCCGCCTACAACGCCCGCACCTTCTACCCGCTCACCGCCCGCGACCTCGTCACGGACGGCGGCAACGACGAATCACCGGTGCGCATCACCGAAGCCGGCCGGCGACTGCTCGCCCACCTCGACGCCGCAGCCAAGCCCAAGCGCGAGACAAAGCCCCCCAACCCCGAGTCGCCGGCGGCGCTCAAGCTCCTCCGCGCCCTCGCCGAGCACGCCGAACCGGTGCTCATCCACTCCGGGCAGCGGCGCGGCATCTGGCACCTCGGTAGCCCCGACGGATTCAGCGCCCGCGACAACACCTACTTCGCCGTGGCCACCGCCGGATACGCGGAGATCACCTACAGCTTCGCCGGCGGTCGGCACATCACCATCACCGACGCCGGGCGGGACCGGGCCGCCGGCAAGCCGAACGCCTTCCCCAGCGGGGTCTGCCCCTACGGCGAAGACCAGACCCACGGCGCCGGCTGCATCCTCCCCGCCGGCCACGAGCCCGCCAACCGGCATCTCGTGACCCCCGGCGACGCCGGCGACGACTGACCCGACCGCGGGCCCCACACCGCTGACAGCCCGTACCTATCCGTACCGCCAGAAGGAAGTCCCGATGCCCTGGTTCAAGATCGACGACTCAGCGCACTCCCACCCGAAGTTCATTCGGGCAGGGAACGCTGCGCTCGGTCTGTGGCTGCGGTGCGGCTCCTACTCCGCCCAGCACCTCCTCGAGGGGTTCGTCCCCATGGACATCGTGAAGCCCTTCAAGGGCACACCGGCGCAGGTGCGGAAGCTCATCGACGCCGGCCTGTGGCACGAGGCCGGGCACGACTGCAAGAGCTGCCCCCAGCCCACCGACGGCTACATGATCCACGACTTCTTCGAGGGCGGCCGGAACACCACCCGGGCGCAGCACGAAGCGAACAAGCAGGGGGCCGCCGAGCGCGCCGCCAAGAGCCGTGCGAACCGAAAAGCTGCCGAAACTGAACGCGATTCGGATCCAAAAGCGAACCGAAATGGATCCGATTCGCGTTCAAATCGCGTTCAAAATGAACCCCACTTTTCGGGCTCCACCGCAGGTCAGGGCACTCTGTCACACCGCACGCCCGCTGGAGGTGCTGCGCATACCCATGCCGCTGCCACGCCTTTGCCGGGTACTTCCTCCGGAAGTACCCCTGTAGCTGCAGCACGCGGGGGCGAGCCCGAGATCCGCTCCTACGACACCCTCGGCGACCTCAAGCGGGCCATCGCCGCCGCCGGCATCACAGGCGTCAGCTGGAACCTCCAGGCATCCCAGATCGAACGAGCCCGCCAAGTCCGCGAGTACGTCGGCATCGCCCCCATGGTCGCCATGGCCGTCAGCAATGCCAGCTACCGCGGAGCCCCCGGAAGCGCGAGCGCCTGGCTTGCCGACTGGGAATCCCTCGAGCCCGAACCTGAGGCCGTCCCGGCACTGCCCGACAGCCAGCCCTCCACGGAGATCGGCGGCAACGTCCTGCGCTTCACCCCCGGCCAGCGCCCCTCCACCACCGACGCCCGGGTGAACCAAGCACTCGAGACCGGCCGCCGCCTCCAAGCACTCCACGACGCACAGACCCAGGAGAACCAGTGATCACCTTCGAAGAGGCGGGCAGGCTCCTCGGACTCGCCGCCGCCCGCGATCAGCGCACCGTCGGAGACGCCGACGTCCTCGCCTGGCACGCCGACCTCAACGCCGCCAACGTCACCTTCCAGGTAGCCGAGCAGGCCCTGACCCGGTTCTACGCCCGGGACATGGCCAGCCTCGAGCCCGACCAGCGGCGCCGCGTAACCACCCCCGACATCATCGGCATCGCCCGCAAAATCCGAGCCGAGCGAGTCGCCGACTTCGTCTACGAACCGCCGCCCGGCGACACCGACCCGCACTACCTCCAGCGGCTCCGCAACCAGCTCGAGGCCACCGCGAACGGCGAACGGCCCGCAGCACCCGAACGGCTGGCACTCCCCTCCGGCACACCCCGCGACATGAAGGCACTCACCAACCTCATCGGACGCGAAGTCCCGGACGAGGAGCCCGAGGAGCAGTCGGACGAAGTCGCCGCGATCCGCAGGCCCGGACCGCTCGGAGTCGACTGCCCGATCTGCAAGGCGGCCATCGGCCGCCCCTGCAAGGCGGAGGGGTTCGGGGGGCGCCGACCTCGAGAGCTGAAGAACCCGCACGCCGCCCGCGGCCGGGTAGCTCGAGGGGAGCCCGCCCAGCTCGAGACGCCGGAAGAGATCCAGCAGCGGCGTGCCGCGTCCCTCGCAGCCCTCGAACGCATGGCCGCCGCCGAGGAGCCCCCGGAAGCCGAGGCGTCGTGACGGACTTCGACGCCTCCGACATCGCCGCGATGCGCCGGGAGGGCGACCTCAGCGGCTTCCTCCGCGGCCAACTCCGCGCCGGGCGCACCCAGAAGACCACCCCGCCCGTGCCGCCGCCGAAGCCGCCCGGTCACCGCCCCGGCCACTGGCCCACCGGAACCAGACCACCCGACCCGCGGCCGATCCGGCACACCGCCACCGACTGGCAGCGGGAGCTCGACCGCTACCGGACCGGCCAAGGCCACGACAACGACCCCTGCCACTGCGGCAACTGCTAGCCGAAAGGACACCCGATGACCACCAAGCGCTACGGGGCCACCGCCCCGATGCCCGACTCGATCCGGCACTTCATGCGCGCCGGCCAGCACCCCGCCCGCGCCCTCCCGTGCCCCCACTGCGGGGTCGGCGCCCACAAGCCCTGCCGGATTCCGTCCCGCGGTGTGCCGCTTGCCCAGGTTCACCAGCAGCGGGTTGACGCACGGGCCCAGATGGTGGCCTGCTGCCCCACCTGCCAGGTGACCCCGACCGTGCCGTGCCACGCCGACGGACGGGCCCTTGAGGGCGGGGTTGTGCACCCGGCCCGGCACGTCGAGGCCGACCGGAGTGCCGCATGAGCGCCGCCCCGGTGCAGGTTGAGTTCCTGTACGGCATCAAGCCCGGCCGCTTCGATGCCAACGACGACTGGCAGCCCGAGAGCGTCGTCGCCTTCCGGATCACGAAGAAGACCGCGAAGCGGATCTACTACGACGCCGAGCTCTATGGCCGAGGCCCGCGCATCCGGTTCGTCGACCGGTACCGCCTTGAGACCGACGGTGAGATCACCCGGCGAGGCCAGTGGTGGGAGCCGGACCTCCGGCTTCACGCCCAGCCGCCGCAGACCTTCCCGCCTCAGTGGGATCTCGACCTGCCCCGGCTCAAAGCCGAGATGGCCGCAGCCCATCCCGACCGGGGCGGCACCGACGCCCAGTTCATTGCCGCCCGCGCTTGCTACGAGAACGCCATCGCCAAGGAGGCCAGCACATGAAGATCCGCGCCGACATCGCCGAGCTCATCCGCGAAGGCCACACCAACGCCTCCATCGCCCACCGCCTCGGCTGCGACCCCGCCACCGTCGGCCGGGCCAGGCACGCACTCCGCCTCCCGCCCGCCGACCGGCTCGGCCGCCTGTACGCCGAAGCGCTCCCCACCGGGCGGGTGTTGGGCGACAGGCCGACCCGGGTCCAGACCTCACCCGCACAGGCCGCGGCGAACCGAAAGGCGTTGCTGGCGGCGCTGGCGGAGGCCGCCTGATGTGCACGTTGAACCCCGACGTGAGGGGGACCGGTCGTCGGGCGGGGCGCGGGCGCGAGGCCGTGGCACCCCCGTCGCGGGCCAGAACGGGCCCTCTCGCCGACGAACAGGCTTCTGGTGTCCCCGAGTCCCAGCGGGGCGAAAAACGTCAGCGAGGCGCACAGCGGGCCGATCCGCCCCCAGACGAACAGATTCGCGGCCAAACCGCCCTGGAACTTAGGCACATGCAGCCGACCTTGTGGTCGCTGTGATCGCCGACCTGAACGCAGTACCGGCTGCCCCCGTTCGACCCGGGGGCAGCCGGCCCACCCACCGTACCGCCGACCACCTTGGAGCCCTTGATGCCCACCACCTCTGACCGCCCCGCCGACCAGCTGCGCGACCGCCTCGCCGCGCTGCTTGCCCATCACGCCGACGTCCTCGCCTCTCGTTGGGACGCCTACGCGCCGGACCCTGCCGCGTACTCGCTGCGTCTTCACGCTGCTGAGCTGACGGCTGACGAGGAGACGCCGTTCATTCGCGAGCTGCTCGACGCGGCGATGACGTTCGAGGCCGAGCGCCCTGCCCTGGCGGTGGCCCGGCAGCTCCTCGGCACCACGAGCGAGGACGACCGCCGCTGCGTTTGCGGAGACCCCGTCGAGTGGATGACGCACCCTGACGGGCCCGGGTGGATCCACAGCCCCGGCTCGGATACCCGCTGCCTGGACGCGCGCCCCGTTGCCGTCCCGCCCGCGCCTGCCGACCGGGCCGCCGTGCTCCGGGCCGAGGCCGACCGCCTCGACGCTGCGGACGAAGCCACCCGGCCCCGTCTCGCCGCCGGAATCACGTGGGCCACGTCGGAGCTGCGCCGTCTGGCCGGTGAGGCTGCCGCCGGGGCACACCAGACCGAGCAGGCGCACCGCCCCGGACGCTGCCCCGTGATGATCCCCGGCGGCGGCCGGTGCGAGAAGAACGCCGACCACCAAGCCGGGCAGCCGGACGACCCGCACACCCCGACCCCCGCTGTCCCTGCCGCGCCCGAGGAGCCCACACGATGACCGCCTTCCTGCGCGCCTTCGTCTACTGCGACGGCTGCGACGAACCCATGGACAACAGCACCGTGCCGTCCGCCCGAAACATCAGCGAGGCCCTGCGAGAGGCCAAGAGCTACGGCTGGTCCCGCAAGCGCGGCCGCCGCGACCTTTGCCCCGGCTGCCGCAAGGACCGCACCCGAGCGCCCGAGGAGCCCACACGATGACCGAGTTCACCGCCGCTCTGGTTGAGCGGACCGTCGTGGTCCGGTGGCCGGACAGCGCCCAGCGCGGGGCCACACCTCCCCCCGAGGACTGGCAGAACCACGCCTGGCAGGAGCCGACCCTGCACGAGATCGACGAGGGATCCATCGCCGGATGTTCCGTCCTGCGGTGGCGAAACGACCCTCGACCCGACAACGAGCTGGTCGCCCTTTCGCTCGCTCTCGTGAGCCGAACCGCCAACACCCCCGCCCCTGCTGCCGGGTGATCCCGGCCCACCGAGGAGACACCACATGACCGAGTCCGCCACCGTCGCCGACCTTCGCCGCGAGCTGGAGAAAGCCTGGCTCGCCCTTGACGCCACCCAGCGGCACCTCACCGCCCACGCCGAGATGAACGCCGCCCTGCACTGCGCCGAGCGCGTCATGTACTCCCCGCTCCACGCCAAGGTCACCGCCGCACTCCAGAGCATCGACCACGCCCTCAACCGCACCAAGCCCGCCGTACCCCTCAACGAGCTGTCCCAGCAGCACTCCGAAGCGCACTGCCTCTGGCGAACCCTCCTCGCCGACCTCGACCGGTGCCAGCACGGCCGCCACCAGGGCGACGCCTGCGGGCCTGACGACGACTGCAACGGAACGTCCGCCGGGAACCCGCACCTCCGCTCCGGCACGGTCATCGGGTACGGGCTGCGCCGCGACGCGATCGTCATGCCCGACCCCGACCACAAGCACAACGTCGACGCCTGGCGGAAGCCCGCCGCCTGACCGCCTGTCTGCTGTGTGGCCGCCCCACCACAGGCGGCCACCCTGACCCGGAAGGACCACCCGCCATGGCCGACACCGCCGCCTTCACCTTTACCGCTGACCGAGGCCCCTGCATCGTCTACGCCTCCAGCACCGGAGACGCCATCACCCTCGTCGACCACATGCCCGTCTCCGACGCCCGCGAGCGGGCCATCTGCCGGGCGCTCCTCGTCCACGCCCTGGCCCTGCTCGACGCCGAGACCACCGAGGGGGCCCGGTGACCACCCAGCCCACCGAGCTCGACCACCTCCTCGACCGGGCCGACCGCAACGTCCTCCTCCCCGAGGAGAGCGCCCGGCTCCGCACCCTCGTCGGGCACCTCGTCGCTGCCCAGTGCACCGACCAACTCGCCGTCTGCAACACCCACCACCTGCCCCCGGTGGCCGGCTGCCCGTACCCCCGATGCCGGGCCGCACGTGACCGCGACCAACGCGCAGCCACCGCCTGAGGAGACCCATGACCGACACCCGCGACACCGAGCTCCAGCACCTCCGGACCGTCGTCGCCCGCGTCCGCCAGGCGGTAGACGCCGGGCCAGTCGGATCTTGCTGCGCCCGCCTCATCCGAGCCGCACTCAACCCGCCCCCGGTCGCCGACCTGTGCGGGTGCGGGCGGCCCGACCCCGGGCCCTGCCAGCCCTGTCCGACCGGCAGTCCCAGCCTCCACTGCGCCTGCGTGTGCAGGCCCGCCACGAAGGAGCCCACATGATCCGCCCACTCACCGTCCGCCTCGACCCGGACACGTCCCGGCTGCTGCGCCTGTACCGCGGCGAGTCGCCAGCCAGTGTCCTCGGCCGGGCGATGCGGCTCCTCGCGACCGCCGACGGGCACCTCGACGCGGCGGGCAACGTCAAGCAGCAACGGCCATGAGCCGGCCGTCCAGCAGCCCCCGGGGCGAGCGTGCCGGTCGCCCCGGGGCCCGGTGGGAAACCGTCCTCCAACCCGGCGGCGAACGCGTTGTTCCCGACGGCCAACCACAGCCACGGGCCAACCGGGCCACACGGCGAGCAGCACGAAGGAAGAACCGATGACCGAGAAAACCCCCGCCGAGCTACAGGAACAGCGCGCCCGGCTGATCGCGTCGACCGGGCTCACCGAAACCGTCCTCCGCGAACGCGCCGCCGCGTTCCAGCTGTACCCCGAGCATCACGACATCTGGGCCACCGTCGAGAGCATCGACTACCTCCTCGACGGCGCCCAACCGGACGTCAGTACAGAGTTCATCCGGCAGGCCGATCACCCCGACGCAACCGTGCACGTGTATCTGTCGACGGGCTGCCTGCACGGTGAGCACGGGTACTGCCAGGGGAAGACCGGGAAGGTGGGGGCGAAGAAGCCGGCGTCGTGTAAATGGTGCGGGGCCGGCTGCGAATGCGACTGCCACCAGAGCTGACCCCGGACGCGCCGCGGCCCCCCCCAGACGGGTAGGGGCCGCTTCCGTGTGTTCGGGCCCAACAGGCTGCGGCTGCAGGGCAGGATTGGCCCATGCCGCACACCGCCGACATCGCCGTCCCCGCCGGGCGCGTCGCATGCCGGGACTGCCACAGCACCGGGCGAATCGAAAACCCCTACGCCCACGACTGCGACAGCCCGCTGTGCCAGGACTCCGACGTCATCCAGTGCACCACCTGCGACGGACACGGACACCTGCCAGACAGCGACTGAAGACAAGTTCGTAGGGCTACACAGAAGGCTGCTGGGGGGCAGATGACTCAGGACTCATCAGGACGACGCCAGTACAGGACCGTCAGCATCAAACAGCCCAAAGGCAAGCTCAGGTTCGAACAATTCTCCGCGCTGGCCGGTGCGAACCAGCGCGCCAACGAACTGGCCCACGAGGGCCAGAAGATCGTCGTCGATCAATGGGTGTCCAACTCCAAAGGGTGGAAGCCTCTCCGTGCGGTCGGGTATCGCGAGAACCGGCCCTGGGCCGTCCACGCCAACAGGCGTCTCAAGGGTCGACCAAGGAAAGACCTAAGCTCCAGCGCTCTTCTAGCGGACCGTCGTGAAGCTGTTCCAGTCCAGCGCGTCAAGCGACTGACACCGCAGCAGAAGCAACGCCTGGAAATTCTCCGCATCGAACGCCTCACCGAGTACGCAAAGAGCGAGACCCCGATCGACCCGATCCGGAAGGAAGCGATCCGAGCTGCTGGCCCGAAGGCAGCCGCACCGTTTGAGGACGGCCACAAGAGAGTCCGCGGCTACTCCGGGGCGCCCCCGTTCCGCAGGTGACACGGCTGGCATGCCTTGGCAGGGCTTCACGTTCACTCTGACGGCAACCGGAGTGCCACGTCAGCAGCCCAGACACCAGCCTGCTGGCCCTCCGGGCTGTCGTCGGCGAAGTGCTGCAACAGCCGGACCGCCTCCCGCGCCTCCTCCAGGGTGACCAGCGGGAGACGGGGTGCCGTGGGGTACGAGCCGGTGGGGGAGTCCATGACCGGCCCAACGGGGCGAGGTGGGGTCAGGACACGTTGCGTGGCCAGGAGCGCCGTCAGCGCGTCACCGAGTGCAGCGTGTCCTCGTCATGCTCGTAATGCGCCAGCGCCAGACCCAGCCCGAAGAACGTAGGCGCCCACTCCCCGACGAAAATCCCCCACCGGTCAGCCCGCGCAGTGCCCGCCGGCTCGACCTTCATCGACCCGCACCACGATGCAATCGACAACCCGATCGACACGAACGCCGCCGTGTAGGCGTGCTCAGCCTTGAGGCCCTTGTCATGCAACATCTTGACGATCATGACGCTCCAAGCAGTGAAGGAAGAGGGACTCCCTCCAGGCTCACCCCGGGCCGTCGTCCCCGCATCTCGGGCTCAGAACCGCATCGCCACCGCTGACGCATGGGTCATGCTCCGCACCTCACGAATAGCGGATGGCTGTGCCATAGCCCTGGCAAACCGTCTGGGTCTCGATCCTCTCGCCAGACACGAAGCCCACCCTCGTGCGCGTATCCGACACAGTGACGAAACGCACCCCAATGACCGCGTCAGCCCCATGACTCGCGGCCGTCGACTCCAGACTGGAGTGCGCCTCACCCAAATTCGGGGCCTCCGCCCCCCAAATCATCCAACTCTGCGCAATCGCACGCCCCGTCAACGGCGAATCGGTAGTAGTCATCGGTACTCGCTGTCCCTGTGTCCCCATCACATCAGTGTGGCGGATCAGGCGTGCCACGTCACCGGCCCCACCGCAGGCTTGAGGAACCTTGTGACACCGGACGGGTCCTAGGCTCCTTTGGCCCTCAGAACCGCATCGCCGCATGGCAGCGCTGGTACAAGGTCGTCGCCTCCAGCCGGGTTCACCGGAACCGGTGGACGCCCCGGCGCGGGCCCGGCATCCTCTTGATCCATGCCGCCCAGTGATCTCCCCGACGACGCCGAGCGCGCGCCGCGAATCCGCCTCACGCGCACAGTCCTATACGTCGCGTCCGCCTTGGCGCTCGCAGCGACGTACTTCCTCACCCTGTACGTCTGGCGCGATGCCATCGAGCCCGCCTTTCTGGTAGTTCCCTTCGTGGCTGCCTCCGTAGTCGTCTTCGCACAGGTCAGGTCGTTCGCCGCCAGGCAGGCCGCTGCCGTCGGTGAGAGCCGACAACGCCTGACACGCGCGGAAAGCGCGCTCGCGGATGCGATTCGCCGCGAGTACACCGCGGCAGACATCATCATCGGCGGCAGCCTCATGCACAGCCGTGATGCCACGCTATTTCCCGACCTGGCCGTGGACGAAGATCACCCCCCAGCTGCTGATACTGGACGGCGAGGCACCCTCGGGCTCCCCGAACTCTGGGAGGCCACTCATGCCCGCCTCGACCTCTATCACCAGATCGCCACCGGCCAGGCCAAGACCTCGTTCCGGAACGCCCAGGTGGCCATGGGCACCGGATTCCTCCTCCTGGTGCTCTTCGCCGGGATCGCCCTCTGGGCCAGCACCACCGCCGTCGCGATCGTTGCCGGCGGACTTGGCGCCGTGTCAGCGGCTCTCGCCGGATACGTCGCCAAGACGTTCATCCGCTCCCAGGAAGCCGCCGCCACACACCTCCGGTCCTACTTCGACCAGCCCCTCGAACTCTCCCGCTACCTCGCCGCGGAACGCCTCGTCGCCGACGGAGACCTCACCCAGGAGCAGCGCGGGGAAATCCTCTCCGCCCTTGTGCAGGCCATGGTCGCCGGACCCCAACCACCGCCCCCGCCACAGTCTGTTGTCGTCGCCTCCGTACCCGGGCAACAAACTCTGTGAGCACCTGGCTGGTGCTGGACCCCGTGGTTAGCTGAAGAAGGCCGCCCCCGAATCCCGCGGGGGCGGCCATGGCGCGGGTCAGACGGCGATGAACAGTTGAGGGAGCTCTGCCAGGGACCTGCGAGCAGCCCGGTGTCGCTCTCGGCGGGCCGCTTCGGCCTCGATGAGTTGATCGTGCGCTGCCCGAACATCTGAGAGGTCGAGGCCCCATGCGGCTACTTCGGCGACGAGAACGTTCAGCGCGGCCGATGCTTCTGCGTTGGCGGCGCCCGCCTCGGCTTGGAGCTGGTCAAGGCTCTGCCACTCCCACCGGGCGGATTGTTGGGGGTTGGCTCGCTCCTCTTCCTCCTTCTTGGCCACAGCCGCTAGGGCTTCATCCGCCTTGGTGCGCGCGTTGGCGGCTTCTACCGCAGCTTTGGAGGCTTTCGCGAATGCGGAGAACCCGTGACCGGAGTCAAGGATGGCCCGGTCGTCGTACTGAGCTGTCCATCCGGCACGAGCTTCGAGTGGGCACTTGTCTGCCCGGCCGGCGAGCCATTCCAGGACGCTTCCGGTCAGAAAGCGATCGGTCTCCGCAGCCTTGAACGAGGCAGTTGAGTCTCGCCTCTCGTATCCCCCTACTCTGAGCAGATATCGCCCCCCGGTTTCGAAGCTAGGGATCTTGTCGACGCGAGCGCGATGGAGTTCGACGCCTCGCTGCCACACCACGTGGCTGTGCGCGAACGGACTGTCCGAGCACTTGTCAGGGTGGTAGTTGACGGTGCCCCACGGTTCGCCCTTGAGGGTGCCGTCCCATGCGATCAAGGGTTCCTCTTGAAGTTGCCGGAAGACGGCGAGAGTGACCTGCTTGCCGCTGATGGTGAGGGTCTTCACCTCGACCGCGGCGGTGGTGATCGTCGCGTTCTGGGTGGTGAGTTGTCTGGTCATGCGGTCCTCTCCGTAGGGCAGCTCTGATGTCGATGTTGTCCTGAGGCTGGCTTGCCCGTCTCGACTTCGGGCTCCTTCGTCCTCAGAACCTCATGGCCGGGTGGCAGCGCTGACACGGTGAGGCTGTCGGCAATCCGTCCCAACTGGTCTCGTCCCGTCGGCGGGTGACCTCATCGCAGTCCGGGTCCCCGCAGTGCGGCACCTTCTCCCACCCCTGCGGCCGTGCCCCGTTCCGGCCCTCCTCCTCCAGGCGCCGCCACGAGTCCTGATACGGCCTGTGCGGGCCCGAACGCCCGGCGAGCTGCATCCACCCGTCCACGATGGCGTCCGTGCCCTCCAGGGGGCGTCTCGCAGCCTCCCGGAACGTCACCGGGTCCGGGAGCTCATCCGCGGCCAGACGGTGCGCGTACACGGCCGCAGCGCTGTTTACCGCCGCACCCCCGAGGTCGAGGTACGTCTTCAGGTCCTGCTCGACCCAGCCGGCGTTAAGGGCGGCGGCAGCAAAGGCGACCAGTTGTCGGTGCTGCTTCGACCCCGGCGGACGGCCCCGGAAGTCCAGGGCGGCGACCAGGGGCTCGGCCTGCGGGTGAAGCTCGACCGAAGGGGGAGCCACCACTACCCCTTGCCCCGCGGAAGCCCCAACCGCTGTTGGCCCTTCGAAGAAGGAATCGCCACCGCCTCCTCCCTCGGTGTCCGACTGACGGGCCGCAGGCGACGACTCCGCCGCGGGGGAGGAGGAGGTGTTAGAGGGGGTCTTAAAAGAGGAGACAGGAGGAGTAGGGGTCACCTGAGAGATGACCCTTTCCCCACCTGTCAGGTGACCCTTTCGCTCAAGAGGGTCACCTGAGGAGTGACCCTCAGGGTCATCTGAGAGGTGACCCTTCCCTGGGCCGCCCCCAGAAAGGGTCACCTCTGGGGTGACCCTTTCTGGCCGGGTGCAGTGCCCTCTCCAACCGTCGTGCGGAGCCTCCGAGCACAACTGTGCAAGCCGGTACACCGCGACCTGGCCGACATGCCCCTGCGCGTGCTGAACCAGCACACCCTTCTTCAGCAGCTTGCCGATCGAGTTCTTCCACCCCGCCGCCGACTTGTTCGCCCGGTGCAGCATGTACTCCTCGTGCACCGGGCCCCACGTCAGTCGGCTCTGGTCGTTCGCGTTCTCCGCGAGCAGTAGAAGGTCGCTCCGTTCGCCCGCGGTCAACCCGGCACCCTGCCAGTGATCCAGCACCTCGACAATCAGACGGACACCCATGGTGCGCCCTCCTTTGGTCGGGTTGGCGTGGAGATGAACGGCACGAACACGGCACTCCCGTGGATGCGCGAGCTCTGCCCGCTGGTGTGAATTAGGCCGCTCGGCGTGCTGCGGCCGGCAACTCCAACGGTAGTCGATGTCCGGCTAACTAGCTAGCAATTCGGCTAACTTCTGGGGTGGAGGTAGCGCCTTATCGCCGCTGTTGGCATAGTGGGCCTATGACCACCCACGAGCTGCATAATCATCAGCGGCTTGCCGCCAAGGTGCGCGAGCGTCGCCTGGAACTTCGAGTCGGCGTTGCTGCTGCCGCCGCCGGCGCGGGCATGTCGAAAGACACCTGGCGCCGCGTGGAAGAGGGGGCGCAGGTGCGAGAGACTTCCTACGCCAAGATCGATGCAGCTCTGGAATGGGCTTCGGGGTCCTGCTTGGGCGTCCTCGATGGCGCCGCCGGCCCCATCGAGATGAAGGGCGCACGGTCAGCGGGCGGACTTGCCAAGATCCCCGATGGCGAGCTCGACCAGGCCATCACGAACGCCATGGTCGCGACCGTCGACAACATGACCGCCGCCGAGATCCGTGAGGTCGCACGCAAGGCAGTTGAAGAGTTGAGGCGCCGCGGTCACGTCTAGTCGCCTCGCACGCACAAGGCCCCCACCGTCAACGGCGGGGGCCTCTCTCGTGTTCGCGGTCAGCGGGGGAGCGCGTCATCCAGGTAGTCCTGTACGGGTCCAAACAGCCCCCACGGCACGTACTCTGCGATCTCCTCGTGCCGGATCCACGCGACAGCTGCGATCTCCTCGGCGTCCCCGACGATCGCGTCACCGGAGATCAGCTCACAGGCCACATATGTCATCGGAACCCCGGTCTGCGGATGCACCCGGTCGCCGAGGACACGGGCGGCCTTCACCTCCAGGCCGACCTCCTCCGCGGTCTCCCGCACCGCAGCCCGCTCCGGGGTCTCCCCGGCTTCGATGCCGCCGCCGGGGAACGCCCACAGCAGCTTCCCCTCCCGCACCTGGCGTCGGATCATCAGCACCTTTCCACCGTCCACGATGATCGCCGTGGAGACGGGGGGCTGAACACTCTGCTCGGTCACGCTGCCTCCAAGGCACTCAGGATCGGCGGGTAGATGTTCTCGGCCGGAATGAAACGGGTCAGGCTGGCGAGGGGCACCCAGGCGACGTCCATGTTCTCGACGGTATCCAAGTTCCTCGCCTCGCCGGCGAGATAGTCGCAGAGGACGTAGCTGGCCAGCACCCCGGTTTTCGGGTGGACGCGGGTGCCGAGCTCCTCGCGGACCGCGACGTGCACGCCGGTCTCCGCGTGGGTTTCCTGCACCGCCACCGACGCCACGGCGGCGCCCGGCTTGCACATCCCGGCCGGGAACTGCCAGGTGAGCGTGTCGTCGCCGCGGCGGCACACCAGCAGCACCTCGGCGCCGCGCAGAACCACGGCGATAGCCACGCGCAGCGCCTGCGCCTCAGCCTGGGCGGGCTCCTCGGGCGGGCGGGACAGAAGAGTGAAGCGTCGTCGCACGTGCTCGTTGGCCCTCTCGTAGGTGGTGTCGAGGGCCTGCTGTATTTCGGTGCGCGGCACAATCTCCGGGTTCCGGTGCCAGCCGGCAACCGTGCGAACCGCGACACCGAGCTTCGCGGCGAAGCCCTCGTTCGTCATGCGGAGCGCGGCCTGCAAGGCGCAGGCGGTGCGGCCGGTCCACGTGGTGACGTTCACTATCCGGCTCCCCGGGTCGTGGCGCTGCGGTTCTGCATCACTGCTGCACTGCTACTGCACTAGGGGCCGATCCGGTGCACTGCCACCGCACTGGAAGCTCATCGCTCGGTAAGTCGGCCGCGAGTTGACTTGGGGGCATGACAGACACCCGGTCACTTCCCGTTGGAGATTTGCTCGGCGCGGGACCCGCTGACACCCATCAGGATGCCGACTTCGCGCCACGATCTGCCGGCCTTGAGCTCGGCGGCGATACGGGCTTGGGCTTCCTTGAGGGCGCTGCTTCCGGTGTCGAGCTGGACGCGGATGCGGCGGCTGGCGTGGTAGCGCTCAACGGGGTCGTCGATGGTGGCCAGGGAGTTTACGGCTTCGTCGATGGCGGTGTTGAGGGCGTCTGTCATGTCCGAATCGTAAGGCCGATGCGACACGACTTCAATAGACCTCTTGACGGGAGGGGTCGACTAGCTACAAGATATCCCTTGAAGCCGAACGGGACTCCACCCCAGAAGGCTCCACCGCCGACTCCACCGGCACCAAAAGCAAACGGCCCCAGCTCAGCGACTCCACCGCTGGCCAGGGCCTACCACCAGGATCTTTGAGAGGACCCCTGATGGCTGCCAAGAACTCTACCCTCGCCACCCCGGCGACCATGACCCCGGCCGACATCGCCGCCCACGAGGCTGGCTCCTACGTCCGCCGCCCGGTGACCCCGTGCCGCGAGTCGGTCACTCTCCCCGCCGATCCGGCTGCTCGTCGCCGGCTGATCGCCCAGCGGCGTCTCTGATGGCGACGGCCGAGCGGCCGCGCGAGAACACGATCGTCTCTGAGCCCGCCACCCCGGACGCGTGCAAGCGCGACTACGAGGCTGGTGCTGATGTTCGGGCCGCGATGGCCCGGCAGGAAGCCCGCCGCCGGTAGCACCCCACAGTCCGCCGCGCCCCGCTGGCGACATCCCCCGGCCGGCCGGGCGCGGCTCTCCACCCCCACCTCTCTCTTCACCCATCACTCAACCGAAGGGCACCCCCATGTCTCCTTACGTCTCGACCGTCACTGACCTGTTTTCCGGCGACCTCGCCACCGTGTCCGCCGAGATCCACAACCTGCGGGCGGCGCTCCTGACCTCCGACGTGCAGGTGACGTGGGAGGAGGCGGAGGGCCTGTCGCCGGGGGAGATCGTCACCCGGTACGTCGCGGCCCGGGGTGACCACAGCACCCGGCACTGGCTGCGGGGCCTGGCCGTCGAGCACGACGCCGGGCAGCCGTTCGGGCCCCGGCTGCTGGACGAACTCGACGAGCTGGACGGGCTGAACACCCCGGCTGCCGCCTGACCCCCGGCTTGCCCTGTCGCCCCCAGGCCCGCAGCTGGTGGCGGCGGAGTGGCCCGGGAGTCACCCGGACCCGACGCCAACCCAAGGAGAAACCCATGGCCAGCGCCCGTCACTTTTTCAAGAGCCAGTCCGCCGAGCAGACCCGCGCCGACATTACCGCCGACATCCAGAACAGCCGGCAGGCGCAGCGTGACGCCGCCGCGAACGGCCAGCACCGCCTCGCCGAGTCGATGCGGCAGGCCGCCGACGAGAACCTCGACGAGCTGAACCGGCTGAACAACGGCACCTGGAAGCCCAACCACGCCTGACCCCGCCTCAGTTCATCCGATCTGATTCAAGGAGTAGCTCATGTCGGACTGCGTTTTCTGCCGCATCGTCGCCGGCCAGGTGCCCGCCACCATCGTGCGTGAGTGGGACGACGCGATTGCGATCCGTCCCCGTAGCGGTGGCTGCACCGACGGCCACGTCTTCGTCCTGCCGCGGGTTCACGTCGAGGACGCGGGAACCGACATCGAGGTCACCAAGGCGGTGATGGGGCGGGCAGCCGAGCTGATGGCCGAGCTGCCCGCCGCGAACCTCATCACCAGCAAGGGCACCGAGGCGACGCAGAGCGTCTTCCACCTCCACGTCCACATCGTCCCCCGGCGGGACGGCGACGACCTGCCCTTGCCGTGGACTCCGCAGCACGAGGCCCGTGCCGCGGCGAAGGAGGCGGGGGCATGAGCATCGTCAAGCTGGTCATGGCCCGCGAGCCCCTCCCCGTCGGCCCGTCTGTGTTCTTGGCGGGGCCGACTCCGGACAAGAGCAACCCGGTTCCGTCGTGGCGGCCCACCGCCCTCAAGATCCTGGCCGACCAGTGGGCCGGCCCGGAAACCCTGACTGTGCTGAGCCCCGAGTCCCGGAACGGCGTGCGGGCCGACCGGTACGAGACGCAGGTCGACTGGGAGACCGACGCCCGCGCCGCTGCCACCGCGATTCTCTTCTGGATCCCCCGGGACCTGAAGACGATGCCGGGCATGACGACCAACGTCGAGTTCGGGTTGGACGTCACCAGCGGCCGGGCGGTCCTCGGGATTCCGGACGACTGCCCCAACCCGGAGCGGAACCGGTACTTGGCCTACGTGGCCCGCCGCCACAACGTGCCTGTCTGCACCACCCTCCCCGGCACCGTCACCGCCGCACTCAACCTGATCGCCAACTAACCCAAGGAGAACTCCGTGTTCGGACGTAGCACCCCCGCCGAGCGTCAGGCCGCCGCCAACCTGCTGTCCGAGGTCGCCCACAGCGGTGCCCTCACGAACCCGGGTCGCATGTCGGACGACGACATCAACCGGCAGACCGCCGCCGCCCGGCAGCTCAACGAGGCGGCAGGCGGGGACACCGGTCGGATTGCCGCGGCGATCGCCGAGGTGCGGGAAGCCGCGGTCGCCGCAGAGACCAGCCGGTAGCCGAAGCCCCCCGACCCGAGAGGACCGCCATGGGCCTGTTCAGCCGAAAGATCGACCGTGTCAGCACCCCGGAGGAGCGCTATCGCGCCGCCCAGCAGGCTGCGGCAGCCACCCCTGCGGCAGCCATCCCGGAGGCCGTCTACCAGGAGGCCAAGCAGACCGCGATGGCCCGTGCGCAGGAACGCCGGGAGGCCAAGGCAGCAAAGCGCGCCCGGGTCAGGACCGTCGGACAGATCAAGAAGGTCGGTCGTGGCAAGTACGCCACCACCGGGTGGGAGATCGACGTCCCCGACGGCAGCGGACGCGGGCGCGTGATGGAAACCGAGGTCACCCACACCGGCACCCTGGGCGGCTTCACCCCGGCCGAGCTGTGCCGCATCGCCCACGGCGCTGGCTGCCGACGCTGCCGCTGACCCATCGGCTCCGAGAAGGGGCTGTCGTGCACTCGTATCTGATCACCGCGAAGCCCGGCCGCATCCGCCGGGCACTGACCCGAAAGGACCGTCATGGGCCTGTTTAGCCGGATCACCGACACCGCGACTGAGGTCAGCGGCCACGCCGGACTCACCAAGGACATTCGCAAGGCCGTCAAGGGCGGTGACCAGGAGGCTGCGGCCACGTTCCGGACCGGCACCCTGGCGGCTGCGCTGACGGCAAAGGGCTGCAATGCCCGCGGCGAAGAGGTCGTGGCCTACGTCGAGAAGGTCGTCGCTGCGGACGGCGACGGCCGGCGCGCCGGCTGGCTGAACCGCTGACCCGCCGCCCCGGATTACGGCGTGAGGCTGCCGGATCGACTCCGGCCCGGGGCGCTCCGACCACCAGGTCGGTCATACCGAAGGAGAACCCAATGTTCGGACGCAAGGCTGCCGAGAAGCTCGACTCCGCCGCTGGTGCTCTGCACCGGGCGGGCACCAAGGCTGCTGGGAAGGCAGGGGGGCGCGCCGGAGACGCCGTCGCCAACGCCGTTCTCGCCCCGATCCGCAACCAGATCGACGTCCCGTGCACCTGCAAGGGTCGCTGCCCGCACAAGTAGTGATCACAGCCCCGGCTTTCAGCCGCGAGGGCGCGGGATCAACTCCCGCCCGGGGCTATCCCGTACCACCCAAACCCGAGCCCGGAGGGGCGCACCCCGTGAAGAAGCTGATGTTGATCGCCGCAGCCCTGGTGCTGCTGATCCTGTTCCCCAGCCTCGCCCAGGCCGTTGCCAATGTGCTGGCCGCGACCGTGCAGTTCGTAGCCGCCCAGCCCGTGTTGCTGGGCTTCGGGCTCGGTGTCGCCACCCTCACCCACCTGCGCGGCAAGAACCCCGCCACCGCCCGCATCTGACCCGAAAGGACACCCGCCATGACTGCGCAGACCGTCTGGCCCGAGAACGTCATCGCCCGCTACCTCACCGTCGCCGGATCGCCCCTCGGCCGCGACGACATCGCCGTCGACATCGCCGAGCGCCCCGGCTACTACGGCATCGCTTTTCCGACCGAGCACTTCATCGCCTGTCACGGATGCGGTGACACCCGCACCGAGGACTGGGGGTTCGACGCCTATCACGACGAGTTCGGGAAGGGCCCGCAACTCAACTTCGACTCCACCGACGAGAGCTTCCTCCCTGGCGCCAAGAAGTGGGCGCAGTCCCACGCCGAGACCTGCCGCGCCATCCCCAAGCCCGCCTGACCCGCCTGCCCGTCACCCCCACCCGTCCCGGAAGGACACACCGTCATGAGTGCCGACTACCGTTCCTGGGAGGAGCGTGAGGCCGCCGCCGAGAAGACCCGCGCTGAGGCGGCACGCATCTCCGCCGAAGCCGAAGCCGCCCGTACTGCCGGCTCCCAGGCCGCCGAGGCCGGGGCTGCCAAGACCGCCACCGACCTCCTCGCCGAGCAGGTCAAGCAGGCCGGGCTCAAGAAGAAGCTCGACGCCGTCACCGAAGCCGCCAAGGACGAGAAGGCGGAGCTCAAGGCCCGTCGCCGCGAGGCCAGTGCCGACAACGGCACCGCGTTCAAGCTCATCGTCAACGTCGCCGTCGTCCTTGGCCTCCTCGCCGCACTCCCCGCTCAGTTGTCGTACTTCCTCACCCTTCACAAGGAGGGTGAGAAGAACCCCAGCACCGCGTGGCTTCTCGGACCCATTCCGTTCTTCCTGGAGCTCCTCGCCTGGGTCGGTGTCCTCGGCACCCGGTGGGCGCACCGCAAGGGGCTGCCCCGGTGGCCGTTCTGGGTCCTGACCGCCTCGCTGGCCTCGGTCGCCGGGTACATCAACCTGGCGCACGGCATGGACGAGTACGGGATCGTTGCCGGTGTCGCCCTGGCCGCCACCTCGGTGATCGGACCGGTCCTCGCAGAGGTCCGGGACTTCCTCGAAGGTCGGGCCGCCGCCGACACCCGAAGCCTGGAGCAGCGCGCCGCCGCGAAAGCCGCGGCGAAGAAGCAGGCACGGGAGCAGCGGGCGCTCGCGAAGGTCCACGCGACTGAGGACAAGCGGCGGAAGAAGCTCTTCCCGCGAGAGTTCACGGAGTACGAGCGGATCATCGTCGCGCACCCCACCGGGGCGATCAGCCGCGAGGCTGCGTGGCAGCAGGCGTGGGACAACGAGCACCTACTTCCGCTCGCCACGACAGCGGACACGCTCGCCGGCCGCGAGGAAGCGCGCGCCGCGATCAACGCGGTCCTGTCGAACGTCGACCGCACCCCCGAGAGCGAAGCGGTCGACCGGCTCCTCGCCGAGATCTTCCGCCCCGACGGCGGCGACAGCGGACCGTCTCAGAAGCCCGCAGAAGGCGGGCCGAAGGGTGGTGCAGGGGGAGGGTCACGGGCCCGTCGCCCGGTCGACCCGAAGAAGTCTGGAGCCCTTGGGGGGATTGGCAACCAACCCTCTGGCCGCGCTCCCCGAACCGACGCCGTAGAGCCCCTCCGGAGCGAGGACATCGAAGCAGCGAAGAAGCTTCGCGACGCCGTACCCGCCGAGCAGTTCTCCACCCCCGCCGTCGCCAAGCTCCTCGGCCGCAGCAAGGTCTACGCCCGCCGAGTCCGCGACGCCGTACAGCCCGACGCCACCGAGGAGCAGAAGTGAGCATCGAGACCACCCCCGCCAGCACCCCAGACCCGGAGTGGGACAAGCTCATCGCCGGCTTCGCCGACAAGGCCGACAGCCCGCTCCTCCAGAAGACCGCCGACACCCCCGTCAACCGGCCCGACCTTCTCGGCGACACCCCCCTCACCCCGGAGTGGGTACGCACCTCCGCCGGGTGGCGCACCCGTGCTGCGGTCGGCAAGGTCAACTCCACCCGGGCGTTCCGCCGGTGGGTCCGCCGACAGGGTGGCGAACACGGACACGGCGCCCAGCTGTTCCGGGGCATGCGGCGCACGTTCCTCTGGATCCAGGGCACCGAAGGCGTCCAGGTCGCCACCGCCCGCCGCGAAGTCCAGCAGGCCCAGGCCGACTACAAAACCGCGAAGTGGGGGCACGACAAGCGGCTCATCCCCGGACCTGAAAAGAACAAGCGGCGCGTCGTCATGGAGAAAGCGTTCGCCGGCTCCGTTACCGCCATGACCAAGTACAAGTCCGCCCGCAAGGACGCCCGGGTCCGGCGCGGAGCCCGCAGTGCGCTCGCCGCCGCAGCCATCGCTGTACCGGAAGGGGCTGGCATCTACCTCATTGGCGGCACCGGCGGTGTCATCGCCACCGGATCCGCTCTCCTCGCGCTCGCCCTGATCGGCCGGCGCACCATGGGCGGAGAGGTGTACACCGACCGGGACGCGAAGATCGGCAACGGCGACCGGATGACCGACGACATGATCGACCGGGCGTTCCGTGACGCCGGGATCATCAAGGCCGACCAGGCCGTTGTGTTCCGTTCCCCAGTTATCCAGGACGGGCGAGCCTGGCTTGCTCACCTGGAGGTCACCGGCGGCGTCGAAGTCGCCGACGTACAGAAGAAGACCGGATCCCTGGCCTCCGCGCTCGGTATCCCGAAGCACCAGATGGACATCCGCCACGAAGGCCGCGAAGACCACCTGAGCCTGTGGGTGTCCATGACCGACCCGTTCGGCAGGGCCGTCCCCAACCCCCTCATCGGCACCACAGACAAGGTCAACGCCTGGCGTGATGGCCTCCCGCTCGGTTTCGACAAGCGCGGCAGCATCATCCTCGCCACCATCTCCGACTACTCGCTGCTCGTCGGTGGCACCACCCGCTCCGGGAAGGGCATGGCCGTCGCGAACCTCCTCGTCGGCGCCATGCTCGACCCCCGCATCCGTGTCCGCCTCTTCGACGGCAAGGGCACCGGCGAGTACGTCGGCATCGCCCCCGCCCTCGACACGTTCGTCCGCCGCAACCCCGAACGGCTCCGCGACTTCCTCAAGGTCCTCGTCGCCGAACTGGAACGACGCACCGAGATCCTCGTCGACCTCGGTGTCTCCAAGGCCACCGAGGAGCTCCTGGAGGAGCTCGGCGGCATCGAACTCGTCATCGTCGACGAGCTCGCCACGTACACCGTCAAGGGCGGTCTCAACGGCCAGTACGCCGAAGAAAGCGTCGAGCTCCTCGCCCAGATCGCGGCTGTCGGCGCCGCGGTCGGGATCATCCTCGTCCTCGCCACCCAGCACCCCAAGGTCGACGTCATTCCGTCCCGGCTCCGCGGCAACTGTGCTGGCCGGTGGTCGATGCGCGTCGAGTCCGCAACAGCGTCCAACACCATCCTCGGTGACGGTGTTGCGGGCGACGGGTACGACGCCAGCGACATCAAGAACAGCAAGTCGACCCGGGGTCGCGGCTGGCTCACCACTCCCGACACCGGATTCATCGAAGCCCGCTCCCTGTTTGTCGACGTCGAGAACGGGGACCTCCGCAAGGCCGCCAAGGCGGGCATGGCGCTCCGCCAGGCCATAGGCCGCCTGCCCCAGCACTGCCCGGACCCGATCGAGGACCAGCTCAGGGCCGACACCGGCATCAGCATGGTCGCCGGCGGGCCCACCGGAAAGGGCACCGCGGTCCAGGCCGAGGCGGAGCCGACGATCCTCGACCACATCGTCAAGGCCGTCACCGCCACCGGCCGCGGCGAAGCGACCCGCGGAGAGGTCTTCGCGTACATGGCCACGGTCGACGAGCGATACGAGCGGGGCGACGCGGAGAGCGACGCCCAGTACGGGTCGCGGGCCGGGAAGCTTCTGTCTGCCGACCTGGAGGCCGACGAGGTCGAGTTGAAGGCCGTGAAGGTGTCGACGGCGGACGGCGGGGAGGGGCGTGGATTCAAGCTCGCCGCCCTCCACGCCGCCCTATAGATCACTTTTGCACCCTGCCCCGACCCTGCCCGGCCCCGCATCACCGCAGGTCAGCTCACCGGACACCCTGCCCGGACCCTGCCCCGCACGGGCAGGGTCGCCCCGGCCTGGAACGGCATCCAATCCGCCCAGACAGGGTCCGGGCAGGGTCGCCACCTGCGGAAACGCAACTGCCGGACACGGTCCAGGCAGGGTCCGGCGCCACCTCAACCAGCTAGGAGCCCGCATGCCGATCACGTTCCGCAAGAGCTTTTGGATCTTCCCCGGGGTCCGGCTCAACATCAACCGGCTGTCCTGGTCCATCACCCTCGGAGCCGGCCGCGGCCCCCGGCACACCATCAGCTCGACCGGCCAGCGCACCACGTCCATGGACCTCCCCGGCCCGTTCGGGTTCCGCACCACCCGCCGCCGCAACCGCAACCACTGAGGAGACCGTCATGCAGCTGCCCGAGCAGCCCGTCGCCGGGCAGCCCGACCCCACCATCCAGCAGAACGCCGCCCGCTTCCTCGCCGCCGTCGACGAGGCCCTGCTCGCCGGCCAGTCCACCTCGTACCGCGACGACACCCCGCTCCCCGCGGTCGGTTCGGCACTGCCTGTGGCGCAGCCGGGGCCGCCGCCGATGTCGCAGTGGGCGATCGACGTCAGCGGGGTCCTCAAGGCCGTCAGTGTTGTGTCGCTACCGATCGGGGTCGCAGTGTGGATCGTCGGGCAGGTCGACCCGCTGACCCTCGGCATCGTCCTCGGCTCGCCTGCCGCGGTCGCCCTGGCCGTGGCCCGGCTGGTCGCGAAGGTCAAGGATGCCAACCAGGCCGCGCAGCCGGTCACCAACCACTTCCACGGCACCGTCCACCACGACGAGCGCACCGTCATCAGCACCACCCGCGGCGTCATTGCCAACAACCGGAACCAGCACCCGCGCGACTGACAGACGCTAATCTCCGGTGCACCCATCCCCGCCCTGTTGCCTGCCTGATGGGCGGCTGGGACCGTGGTCGCATGGTCGACACTCACTCGCGCCGGTACCTGCTCGCCGCACGCACGATGGCCTGGTCCGGCATTCTGCTCCTCGCGGCCGGCCTGGCTGGCATTGCCAGTTCGCAGAGCGACGGGGCCATGTCATGGGAGTGCGAACCGACTTGCCGACGCGCGGAGAGCGACCTGTGGACCACCGTGGAGCTAGCTGGCGCACTGGGTGCCGGGGCGGGGGCAGCGCTGCTGGCCGCAGCGTTCCTGATGGTCATGCTTCGCCGGCCTCGCTCCGAAGCCGAGAGCGATGGTGCCTGACCAGTGGAGCTAGCTCACCGCACAGCAAAGCCCCGGACCGTCTGGTCCGGGGCCTTGCGCGTTGCGCGGGCGATCCACGACCCACCGAGCCGGTCTGTGGGCGGCAGGGTCACCTCGACGTCCAGCAGCCGGCGCAGGTCGTCCAGCGCCTGCTGGCACTCGTCCTGGGTGCGGCCGTGGACCGTGAACCTCGCCATGACGTGCATTCTGCCGGGGAAGCAGGGGTGGTGGTGTGCGAACAGGCACAACGAACCCTGGCCGTCAGCCCGAAGCCAGGATTACGCTCAACGTCCAACTCGGGGGAGGGGGCGACGTGGCGAAGAAGAAGCCGAAGAAGCCAAAGGGCTGGTGGGTGCGCGAGCGCATCGCGAAAGCTCAGCTCGCCAATGAGCAGGAAGCCGAACGGCAGCGCCAGTACAGGGTCTACGGTCGCGTCAACGAGATCCCGCCGGACGAGCCGTCAGAATCAGTACGCGCCATGCCGACAGGCTTCGAGAGTGGCCGTCGGCGCCACTGAGCAGTGAGCAGCGCCCCCGCACCAGCGCGGTGCGGGGGCTTTGTCGTGGGCGGTAAGGGCGCCTCTGTGCGGGCCGGCGGCTAGTCGTGCGGGTAGTCGTTGTGCTCGACATACGGTGCGGCGAGGAGTCGCAGCTGGTACTCGGCAGTCCGGCCGGCCGCTCCCTCCGCGCCCAGGTGCGGAACGATGGTGTCCTCCAGGAGCGCGATGCGCACCTCGGCGTTGGCGATGGTGAACCGGGCGTGCTTCGCGGCGTCCTTGGGGGCGACACCGAACCGTTCGGGGTCCTGGGTCACCGTGCCGCTCGCGAAGCGGGCCTTCTCCAGCTCCTCGGTGAACCGGGCCCGGAGGAAGGTCACCAAGGCGTCGGTCATGAGGGACTCCCGGGCTGGTTGGTGGACTTGAGGGCTTCCTTGCGGGCTCGTGCGAGTTCGGCGCGGCTCTGGTAGCGGGGGTCGACGGGGATGTCGTTGGCGTCGCGGATGCGGCGGAAGGTCTCCTGCGTGAGGCCCGTGGCATGAGCTAGCGCCTTGAGGGTTGTGCCCTGCTCAAGCTCTCGCAACGCCGCCTTCCGCATGGGCTCCTTCAGCCGTCGCTCCGCTTCGTAGGCCGCCTTGTACTCAGCGAAAAGCACAGCAGCCTCCTCGCTGGATAGCTCGGCGATTGCGTGCTGAGTGTTGTAGCGCGGCTTCTCGCTTGCGATGGCCTCGCGCTCGGCGGTCTCGGCGTCGAATCGACTCGGCACCCACTCGACATCGCGCCTAGTAACTTCCGACCACCAGGGCTTGTCAATCGCGTGCTGGGTCCAGCGCTCTCTGGGATCTGCCGCGATTCCGACGTACAGCAACACGTCTCCGGAGTCGTAGAGGCGGTACAGGGCGGTCCGCCCGGGGTTCTTTGCCATGGATTCCTCCTCAGCCGGAGGTATCTCCTCCAACTGCCTTCTTGGCGCTGACGACGGTTCGTTCTCGCAGCGGCGGGATGCCGGCTGCCTTGGAGATGCGGCCGACGTGCTGCCGCTCGTAGGGGACGAGTCGGGTGACCTCGGAGGGGCCTAGGGTGCGGGCCTTGAGGACTTCGACGATGCCCTCGTTGAGGGCGGTGCGGGCGGCGTCGAGTTGTTCCTCGGCCGCGTTGTAGGCGGCTCCGAGCTCGGTGAGCTTGTCGCGTGCTGCCTGCTGCTTCTTCTCGGTCGCGGTCATGCATCTGATGATGCCACGTCTTGTCGCATCCCCGATAGGCACCCTAGCGATGCATCCCTATGTTGTCACTCCAGAATACCGCTTGACGTTGCATCCTCGTGATGCAACTATGGAGTCATCGCCAAGCCGCACAGCACCACCCGAGGGGGACCCGTGATCGCCAGCAACCGCACCCGCCGCGCCACACTCAAGGCCCGCCAGCTCGCCAACCGGGCCGCCGCACGCATCCGCCGGCGCGGCACCGGCACCCTCGCCGCGCACGCCATGGCCCAGGGGCTGTCCCACCGCGACGCCACCTCCGTCGCCGGAACCCTCCGTAAGGTCGCCGCGAAGCTCGGCATCCTCGGCACCGCCGGTCGTGCCCACGCCGGGCGTCACATGCGGAACTGCCTCCGCTACACCTGTACCCAGGTCGCCCTCATCGCCGCCAACTACAAGGCACGCAAGCCCGCTTACCGCCTTGTTGCCGCCAAGCTCGCCCTTGCCGCCTAGGAGACCCCAATGACGAACTACGAGATCGGCCAACGGGTACAGACGACCGTTGACGCCCCCGCCGCATGGGAAGGCGCATGGTCCGCGCCCGCCGGAACCCAGGGAACGGTCACCGGGATCTACGGGGACCAGTACGGGGTGCTCCTCGACGGCGACCCGGATCAACTGCCCGCCAGCTACACCGCCAACGAGCTGATCCCCGCCCTGTCTCCGGAAGGACCCCGATGACCGACACCCCCATGACCCCTGAGCGCGAGCGCATGATCCGGATTTGCCACAAGGAGCTGCACCGTCTGACGGATCGCACCGCCGTGGCGCGACGCGAAGCCCTTGGTGACCTGCTGGCCGAGGTCGACCGACTCCGTGGGGAGCTGTCCGACGTGACCGCCGAGCTGGCGGAGAACGCCCGTGCCATGAACGTCCTCCGCCGGCACCGCGACACCGCCGAGTCCCGCCTTGCCGCCGTGGAGCGCCTGGCCGAGGAAGCCGACGACAAGTGCAACTCCACCGTCGACACCGACCTGCTCCTCGACGCACTCAAGTTGAACGCCGATGCCCCGTCCGGCGCCCGCCCGACGGGCCTCCCTCCCGGCCTCACCGGCAGGGCGCGGCACGACGCCCGCGTCGCAATTGAGACCGCCCGCCGCAACGCCCCGAAGGACGCTCGCCCTTGAATGCCATCCGCCATCAGACCGCCCCGAACCCGGATGGTTGCCGGTGGTGCGGCTACGACAAGCCGCACGGCTGGCAGTACCTGCGCGGGAAGGGCGGCCACCAGTGGGAGCAGCCCACCAACGCCCAACGCCTCGCCCGCATGAAAGCCCGGCGCGCAGCCCGAAAGGCCGTGTGCCGCTGCCCGCAGGACGACTACCCGAAGCCATTCGCCCCGGTCTTCGACCCGTATGCGTGCGAGGCCGACGACTGCCACGGCTACACCTCCGAGAGCAGCCCGTTCGGTGGTGGCGGCGGGGGCCTGTACCTCCGGTCCGTCACCGCGACCAGCGCCGAAGTGTCCCGCAAGTGCAGCACGTGCGGGTGGCGCACCACGGTGTGGCACGTCGACGACGGGTCCGCCGAGGAAGAGCTGTACCGCCACACCGCCCGTGAACACGGCGGCACCCCGTGACCCCGCCGCCTGCCCCGGCCCCGTTGCCGCCGTGGGAGGACACCGCACGCGAAGTCGCCCAGTCTGACGACCGGTACTGGGACGCTCGATACGACAACAACGAGGACTGACCATGTGGACCTGCGAGAACTGCGGCACCGAGAACCAGCAGGACGACGAGCACTGCCAGAACTGCGACACCTGGCGCAGCGAGCAGGAAGACAACGAGGAGTAGACCGATGAGCATCCGCCTTGCCGACCTGGACATTCGGTGGACCGGTACCGACGACACCACCCCCGACGGGCACGTCCTCGCCCTCGGCACCGACAACGCCGGGCTTCTCCGACTCTGCCTGTACGCCGGAGAAGCCCCGGCCGACGACCAGTTGCGGGGCTCGCTCCTGATCACGCCGGAGGGTCACCAGGAGGCGTTCCTTCCGACCCGGACGACCGCTTACGCGCCGGGCGGGGCATGGGTCACCAGCAGCGGCGACCAGGCCAGCATGCTCTCGCGCCTCGCCAACCTCGCCCAGGAGTAGACCGATGGCCACCAGGAAGCCCCGGAAGCCGTGGCGAGTCATCGTCACCGGGCCTGACGTCCGTGCCACCTCCGACCACGGCAGCGAGGCCAAGGCCTACGCCCTGGTGCGTGCGACGCTCGGCGGTGACAGCCCAGCCGAACAGGCCCGCGTCGAGTACTGGGAGAGCGGCCAGTGGCGGTGGTTCGAGACCGTCAACGCCGACGACATCCCCTGACCGCCCCTGGGCTGCTGTGTACGGCACGGCAGCCCACAACCCGAGGAGAACGCCCGTGAACGCTCGCAAGCCCTCCAAGCCCTGGCGGCTCGTCCTCATCACCGCCGGTGGACCCGTCTACACCACCCACCGATCCAAGCCCGCCACCTACCGAGCGATCGACGAAGAGAAGCAGCGCGTCGCCAACGGCAGCAGCCGCGTCACCCGCATCACCGTCGAACAGTGGGACGTCGACGGGCAGCGGTGGCAGCGCTACGAGAACGCCTGGAACAAGAACGACACCACCACCCAGGAGCCCCCGCGATGATCCAGCCCGGACAGACCTACCGGTCCGCGTCTCCGATCAAGTCCGACCCCCAACAGCGGCACACCCGGATCAAGGTCGTCGACGAGCTCATCGGCAAGCCAGGCGTCTACGGGCTCAACAAGGTCGACATCGTCACCATCACCGACAACGGTCGGGAGATCCGCCGCCGCGCCGTCGAGGTCACCCAGCTCCACACCACAGCCACCACCCGCGACGGCACACCCCGCCGCACCGGATACGTACAGGAGGACATGTGACGGCCAGCTACCCGCGCATCAGCCTGCCCCGAGACCAGATCGTCGCCCTACTCGCCGAGCACCGAGACCCCGACGCCGACCACCGAATCCACCTCCGCCCCGACGGCGGATGGATCATCGTCACCGCCACTCACGTTCTCCCCGACGGCACGGTGGACCAAGCGGCAAGCACCGACGAAGCCCTCGCCATGCACAACGAAGACCTCCAGCAGATGTGACCACCCCCACCCTGGGCCCGCCCTGAACCATCAGGCGGGCCCGAGGCGTTGTGCGCAGGTGGTCGGCGGGAACACTCCAGGGAGGTCAACGAATGGAGAACGTCATGGCCAGACAGCGCGGCAAGGTCCGCTCCCAGGCGCAGTGGCGCTGGGCCTTCGCCACCCGTCAACGCTTCGCGCACCGCTGGGCCCGAGCCCGGAAGCGCAGCTACGGCAAGACCACCGGCTACCGCACACTCCCCGCCCGCAGGGGTGCGCGCCGCCGCTAAGCCGCCAGCTCCGGACGCGAGCCCCCGCCCACCGGCTCCTCCTCGTCCGGCTCCTCGCCCTGGCCCTCATCGAAGCCGGGCTCGACCTCGTCGTCCGGCTGCTCCTCGTTCGGAGCCTCGCCGTCCGTATTGAAGGGGTCCCCGGCTGGCGTTGCCTGCGCCTTGTCGTCCCGGATCCGCCGGACCTCCGCCAACACCTCCGGCTCGTCCAGCTCAGGGCTCCGCATCTTCACCTTCATGTACGTGCTGATCGCACCCGCCGACTCCAGCAACGACAGCGTGCGCGCCGTCGCCTCCGGGTCCGGCTGCACCGCCTGAGGCCACGACGCGGTCAGCTCTGCTGTCGGGTCCACACCCTTCGCCCCGCAGTGCGTCACGTCAACCGTCATCAGGGTCGTTAGATGCTCCAGCAGTGCTGGCCGCTGATACAGGATCTTCAGGCCGCGGGTCGTCAGGCTCTCTTCCTTGCGGGCTGCGACCTCCGTTGCGGTCACTGCCACCGACCCCTCCTCGCCGTAGGACTGGGCGGAGTAGCCGGCCGAAGCCAGGATCTGGCGGCGCAGCGCCTTGGTCGTCGCCTCATGCTCCTCGACCCGGATCTTGAACTGGATCTCGGTGAGCGAGTCCTTCATCGTCTCTGCGCCGATCAGGCCACCCAGAGCGACGACGACCTCCCTGTCCAGGTCGAACGTCGCCCCCGAGCCAGCGCCGTCCGTATCCAGCATCGACTGAGGGACAACGATCTTGGCCTTGCCGAGCCGCAGATCGCGCATCCATGACGTCCAGCTCTCATCGAGCGCGTCCATCATCGGCTCGATGCCCGCGTAGTCGGAGCGGCCGAGCGGGGCGGTGTCCGCGACCCCGTCCCAGATCCGGTTGGGCAGCACGTTCGGCAGGTGTGTAATCAGCAGCCGGTCAATCCCCGTCGCCTGCCGCCCCTGGCTGTCGGTGCGCTTCACCAGGAACTCGGTCTCGTGATGGTCGGCGAACGCCATGGTCATGCCGAGGGTGCGGCCGTCGCCCTTATACACCCCGTACTCGATCGCCCCCGGGGTGTGGTACTCCAACAGCCGCCACACGCCACTGTCCTCGTCTAGTGGCTCCAGCTCCCGCCACACCGTCGCCGCGGCGAGCATCCCCCACCGCCACTCCGGCACCACGGCGTTCGCCTGGATCACATCCGACCACGGCCGCGGGCGCAGCGACGTGTCCCACACAGCCCGCAGGTACACGTTCGACAAGCCGGCCGCCAGCTCGGCCGCCTCACGCATCTTCGCGTGCCCCCGGTCATCCAAGTACCGGCCGATCTGCGCCTGCGTCGACGCGGCCGTAGCCTTGTCCGTCGAGTCAACGTCGACGGTGACCTGCGGCACCTCCGCCCACAGCAGGTTCGCGGACATCTCCGCAATGTCCCCGCCGATCGGCACATGCAGCTTCGCCGCCTGCTGGCCGGGTGACGGCTCCTGCCCCCAGAACATCCTGAGCTCGTCACCACCCACCGCCCGCCGCTTGTCGACGTCGAAGAACGCGCGGGCCACACCATTCCGCGTGTAGGCGGCCGTCCCGCCGTACACCTGCGCCAGATGCCCGGTGTCGCCGGCGTACCAGGCCCGCCACATGTCCATGTCGGCGTGCGGGATATCCAGGCGAGGCGGGGGCCACGGGGTGTTCCCAGACGGAGGCAGCGGCATGACAGAGTCCTTCCTAAGCGGCTTGGGCGAGCTGGCGCTGCCACAGAGCGCGGGTGGTAAAAATTCCGTACCTGAGCGCGTCGCAGCTGTGGTCTGCTGCCTTGATCGGCTTGTCCTCGCCCTTCCCAGCGGCGGTGTCGTCCCAGGCGTAGCCGCTGATTTCGGCGATCAGCTCTTGGCACGAGGCATGCACCTTGAGTCGGTCGGTTGCGAACAGCGAGGAGACGGTGCGGATGCCGTCCAGCACGGAGTTCTTGGCTGGTGTTGGCGTGAGCTTGTCCCGCCTGAGCTGCTGAATGAAAGACGCCGCGGACGGGTCGACAGTCACGAACTGCGGGCGGACCGGGCCGATACCGGGGACGTCTCGCAGCCAACCCCGAAGGCGCTCCGAGTACTCAAAGTCGGTCAGTTGCCTCCGCTGGTGACGCGCGTCGTACCGCCACTCGGAGGCCACGTACAGTCGGCGATCGATACCGAGGCCGAGCAGTACTGCTGCGAAGGCGTTTGTCGTGCCGTAGTCGACCCCCACGGCGAGCCAGCGATGCATTCGAGGGAGGGCGTCGACGACGTGCTGGCCTTCGTCCCACATGTCGTAGATGGCGCCTTCGGCGGCCACCCAGAGCCCTTCGAGGAACCGCTTCCGCCACAGGCCGGTGTACTCGGTGCTGAGGTTGTCGATGTATTCCTGGGTGAGGCTTGGGTTGTCCTTGAGAGTGAAGTGCCACGAACGCAAGTCCAGCTCACTTTCGCGGGCGAGGAAGTCACGGCGCACCCAGTGACTGGGGCTATCCGGGTTCGTACTCGCGTAAAGTTGGGCATTTGGGACACTGAGGCGCCCTAGCAGCTGCTTCACGAACCCCTCAGGCAGAAGGGTCAGCTCGTCGGCCATGGCCAGGCAGGCAGTAAGCCCTCGGAGGCGACCCTCCGCTCGCGCGTCGGAGGCGCCAACCAAGTGCACGGTTCGCCCCAGGATCACGGCAGTCGTGGCGCCGCGAGTGTGGACTACCTCTTGAGCGAGCGAGCCGAATAGCTCGGGGTCCTGCATTGGTTCCAGCACGTTCCGCTCGATCGTCTGCAGCGAGCGCCCGACGATCAAAATGAGGCCTGAAGCCGGAGCCTGCGATACCGCGATGAAAAATGCCAGCGTGACCGCGATCGACTTGCCACTACGCACCGAACCATGGGCCAGGTTGATGCGCGCAGTCGACCGACCAATGAAGTCGAGCTGCTTACGCGAAAGCGGCAAGTCGATTGCGGCCCGGCTCATGGCGTGAGCCTGTCGAGAAGGACGGTCAGGACAGACCGGCTCCTCTTCGAGGAGTTGCAGGGCTTGCAGACGGGGGCCAAGTTGACCCAGAGGTCAGTTCCCCCTTCGATGACGGGGGTGACGTGGTCAATGGCCACGCTGGTGGCCCCGCAGTACACGCAGGGGTCTCCCTTGATGATCTGCCGGTACGCGGCCGACTCCTCGTGGTCGGCGTCGGTCATGCCCGCATTGTTGATTGACAGGCGCGTTTTGCGCCCCACGGCGTAGAAGTTGGGGGTCGGCTTGCAAGCAACGCAATGCCGAGTAATCGCCCTCCCTGGGAAGACCTTCCGGCAGCCCTCGCACGTGAACTGCGGGGAGAGAATGCCGTACTTCCTCTTATAGGCGTAGTGGTTAGGGCACAGCCCCTTGGCTCGCTCCGGCCTTTCACACCCGTCGACCGAACAGGCAGGCTGGCGGGCGTCTCGGGCCAGCTGGTAGTGCCAACTGCAAAGCCCCTTAGCGGCGGTGTTCTTGTCGCAGTCGCCACGGGTGCAAATCCGATCGCCCTTTGGCTTGACCGCCTCGGTGTCGGAGTGATGCCGGGCGGTCTCGTGGGGCTTGGGGCTCTGCCGAGTGGCGGTTTGCCGCGCCCGCATCTCGTGCCAGTGGGTAGAGCAGAGGCCCTTGTCTGCGGACGGCTGCTCGCATCCGTCGACACTGCACGGCGGCGCAATGGAGCGCTTCCGGACTGGCTTGTCTGTGCTCCCGTGGTGAAACCAGCGGTGGTAATGCAGTCTGCACCACCCGCGCCCGTAGTGGATCTCTTCGCATTCAGGCACGTCGCAGGTACGCTTGGTCATGTCGGCACTCCTCTGAAGTGTCGGCCGCGCCCCCGGACGGTTCCAGCCGTCGCGGGGGTCCTGTATGTAGTTTGACCTGCCAATTCTACCAATTTTGACGCGACTTGGGGCCGTCGCGAGCCTCATCACTGCTCGCCCTCTAGGGGTGTTTCGTCAGGCTGGTTGGCGATCTCCGCAATGCCCTGTGCGAGCTTCCCGAGCATGGACTTGGCGTCATCCGCTCCGCTACCGCTGGTCTCCGCCGGCGCGAGCTTGATTGACTTATCGATGGCTATGCCAGCGGTGCTCATGAGGGAGCGTTTGTCGGCAGGCGGCGGTTCGTCGACGGGCTCGCTGTTGTAGATGTTCTGCGCCCCGCCGAAGGCGTACACGAACGTCGGCTCCCACAGCTTCTTCCGGAGGCGTTCGGCGTCGCTGGTGAGTTGCTCAGCAAGGATGCTGCGCCGCTCAGCAAGGTCGGCGAGGCGCGCGGCCGTTGCGGCCTCGATGCGCGACCGGTCGAAGGTGAGCTCCAGGTGTTCTGCAGTCCGCGACACCACCGCAAAGCAGATCCCCATCTCGCGGGAGATTGCGTTGCGGCCGAGCCCTTGGGTGTGCAGTTCACGGAACCGCTTCCACTTGCTGGAGGCCATTACGCCTTGGGGCACGTCGGCCTCCTCAATGTCGTCAGCCATCAGACCCTCCGTTCGGTTCGTGCGGCCCGGCGCAGTAGGGCGGGTAGTGGTGTGCCGTCGACGGGCCAGGTGGGGGAGTAGGGGATCGTCCAGCACTGGCAGTGCGGGTGCAGCGGGGGCCCGGTGGGGGCGGTGGCGAATACGGTGCGCCGCGGGTCGAGGCTGAGGGCGGCGGGAAACCGGCGGCCGGCGACGACGCTGCGCCCGGCGTAGGCGCCACAGGCAGGGCATGCCCCGGGTTCGGCGACCCAGAGGAGCCGGGTGGTGGGCCCGATGGCGCGGGCAACGGCGGTGGCGGCGTGTGCAGCGGCGCTGGTGACGGCGACGGCGGCGTGCCGGCTGATGCGGGTAACGGCGCGCCGGGCCCGGTTGAACACTCCTGTGACGCCTGCGAATCCGAGGGCGGTGACGCTGGCCGCGGTTAGGAGCGCGAGGGCCCGCTGATGTTCGTCTTCGACTGCGGCGGGAACAGCGTCGGCGGCGGTGGCGGCCTCCGGGCCGATGACGGGCTGCATCGGCGGGGTGGGTTCTCCGCTCATGGCGGTGGCGAGCGCGGACGCTTGGCGGGCGCTGAGCTGGGCCGAGTTGAACGCGGCGATGCGGATGGTGTCGGCGGCCAGCTTGCCTTTGCCGCGGAACGCGTCGGCGAGGAGTTGCTTGATGGCTGCGATGAGCCGGTCTAGGGCGCTGGGTGACGGGAGGGTCTGCCGGTCGGTGGCGTGGAGCCATTGCCGGGTGGCTGCCTGCTGAGCGCCGGTGAGGGCCTGGGCGAGGGGCGCTGCGGCGTCGCGGGCGGCTTGCTGTTCGATGCGGCGCAGGGCGGCGGGGAGTTGCCGTGCCGCGTCGGCTATGCGGTTGCTGCTGACCACCCCACCCACCCCCTTGATCCTTGGATTCTAAGGACATCTTGCGCTATGACCTTTGATTGTGCAGCATTGTGGTGGGTTCAGGGTTAACATCTGGGCTAACACGCCAGCGAACAAGGTGTCGCACCAGCGTGTAGGCCGCCCAAGGAGGCACCGAGATGAGCACCCCCGCCCAGCCCGCAGCACCCGAGGGAACGACACCGGACCCCGGCACCCAGCCGGCCACCCCGCCCGCGCCCCCGGCCGCACCGACTCCGCCAGAGCCGGCCGCACCCACTACGCCCACCGAGCCGGTCTCTGAACCGAAGCCCAACGAACCCAAGGCCAAGGCGCCCAAGTTCGACGGCGACTTCGACCCCGAGCGCGCCATGCGAGCGATCGAAAGCCTCCGCACGGAGGTCGACGAGCAGAAGCAGAAGCGCGCCGAGGACAAGCAGAGAGCAGCCGACGAGCAGACGGCCTTCATGAAGAAGGTCGCCGCAGCGTTCGGCCTGGAGACCGACGAGGCCAAGCCGCCCACCCCCGAAGAGCTCGCTCAGCAGCTGGACGAGGCCCGCGGAGAGACCAAGGAGTCCCGCGCGCAGGCCCGCCAGACGCAGGTGGAACTCGCCGTCTACAAGACGGCTGGGAAGTACGGCGGCGACCCCGACGCACTGCTCGACTCACGTTCCTTCGCCAACGCCATCTCGAAGCTCGACCCGACAGCGGCCGACTTCGACGAACAGGTCGGCAAGGCGGTGAAGACGGCAGTCGACACCAACTCCAAGCTCGCGGCCAAGGCGCCGCAGCCGAAGGAGCCGGCGCCCGCCCCCGCAGGTGGCGCACCGATGGACGGGGCCGGCGGAGGTAAGCGGCAGCTGGGCGCGGAGGACCGCAAGCGCATGACACCCGAACAGATCGCCAAAGCCGTCAAGGAAGGGCGCTTCGCCGCCTACCTGGGTGGCGGAGGCTGACCCTAGGAGCCTCCCTTGTCCGTCGCCAACTTCAAGCCGGAGATCTGGAGCGCACTGCTCCTCGACGCCCTCCGCAACAGCCTCGTCTACGCCCAGCCGCAGCTCGTCAACAGCGACTACGAAGGCGAGATCCAGAACTTCGGCCAGTCCGTCCACATCACGACCATCGGTGACCCGACGGTCAGCGACTACGACCCCAACATCGACCTCAACTACGAAGAGATCGAGACCGCGGGCGTCGACCTGATCATCGACCGGAAGAAGTTCTTCGCGTTCAAGCTCGACGACGTCGACAAGGCGCAGGCCCGCGTCAACCCGATGACGAAGATGGCGACGAACTCGGCGTACAAGATGCGCGACGCCGCCGACGCCTACGTGGCCAGCCTCTACACCGGGGTCGCCGCCGCCAACGCGGTCGGCTCGACGGGCGCCCCGGTCAACACGTTCACCGCGCCGACGGACGCCTACAACAAGGTGCTCATCCCGCTGCGCGTCAGGCTCAATCGGGCCAGCGTTCCCACCGAGGGTCGCTACGTCGTCATCACCCCGGAGCTGGAGGGAAGCCTCCTCCAGGACGACCGCTTCGTGAAGGTCGACGCCTCCGGCACCAGCGAGGGTCTCCGCAACGGCATCATCGGCCGCGCCGCCGGCTTCGACATCCTCATGTCGAACAACGCCCCCAACCCCACCGGCGACGTCCAGGTCATCCAGGCCGGCTACCCGGGCGCGATCACCTACGCCGACCAGATCCTGGAGACCGAGGCGCTCCGGCTCCCGAACACGTTCGCGGACGCGGTCCGTGGCCTCCACGTGTACGGCGCGAAGCTCGTGCGCCCGACCGGCATCGCTGTGGCCTTCATCGACCCGGCGTAACTCGCCCGCGCACCTTCGCAGCCACTCTGACCCAGACCCGGGAGCCCACCCATGCCTCGCACCGCAGTCTCGTACACGCCCCTCGTTCCGAACAACCACCTCACCGACCCGGCGGGGACCACGATCGACTCCACGCTCGTCACGAACGGGGTCGTCATCAACAACGTCGACCCGGAGCACACGCTGATCCGGGTCACGAACACTGCCGGCTCGGCGAAGAACGTCACTGTCAAGGCCGGTTCCGGTACGGCCGCGTGGATGGCTGGCCAGGGGGACCTGGTGCAGTCTGTGGCCCTCACCTCCGGTGTGGAGTGGCTGGGCCCGTTCACATCGGCCCGGTTCCAGCAGCAGGGATCCAAGCTGCACGTCGACTTCGCGTCCGGCCACACCGGTGCGATCACCGTCTTCAAGCTCCCGCGGGCGCTCTGATGGCGGCGGGCGAGTACCGAGGTCCGGGCGGACTGGTCGTGCTGCTCGATGAGCCGCTCAACTCGGAAATGGCGAAGCAGCTTTCGAGCGGGCAGCTGTCTCGCGTCGGCGATGCTTCGGATTCGGAGGTTGCCGAGGTGCCGGAGCCTTCCGGCCTGGACGCCGCAGTAGCGAAGCCGTCGGCGACCGCGAAGGTCGACGACTGGCGGTTCTACGCGGCCAGCCTCGGCATGCCTGAGGATGACGCGGCGGCGGCCACGAAGAAGGACTGCCAGGAGTACGTCCAGGTCATCGAGGACGCCGAAGAGGGCCAGGAGTAGCCGGTGCCCTACGCAACCGTCCCCGACCTCGCGGCGTGGCTGGCCCCCGAGCCGGCCCCGCCGAGCGCTGTGCGCCTGTTGGCGTTGGCGTCGCAGCGTATTGACCGCGCCCTGCTTGGGGCGTGGTACGACCGCGACGACGCCGAAGTCGTGGAGGTGCTGCGGCAGGCGACGGTCCAGCAGGTGCACTGGATGCTGGAGCGCGGCGACGAAACCGAGGCCCAGTCGGACCTGCAGTCGATGTCGACGGGGATCAGGTCGTTCTCGAAGCGCCCGTTGAGGGACGGGGAGCAGTCGCAGAAGCTCGCCGCAGCCGTGGCGGACCTGCTGCGCACCTGCGGTCTGTTCCGGTTCGATCCGCTGGTGGTGGGCTGATGCCGGGCCATATCGGACGCCAAACCGTCGTGCTCGTCGACGCGCCGCTGGTCGGCGGGGACTACAACACGCAGGTGCGGGACTGGGCGCATGCCACCCGGACTCCGGTGTACGGGTGCACCGTCGACTACTCGTCTTCCTCGGAGTCGAAGGAAGCGAAGGACCAGACGGCCACTGTCGCCCAGCTGTTCATGCCTCGCCGTGCCCCGAAGGTGTCGGAGTGGCAGCGCGTCGAGTGGGACGGGCGTACCTGGGAGGTCGACGGGGTTCCGCTCGATGTTCAGGAGGCCGGTCCGCTGTCGGGGCAGACGGTGCGGCTTTTGGAGGTGGCGGGATGAACGACTTCCGTATCGATCTCGATGAGGACGCCATCGCTGGGCTGGTCCACGATCCGGCGGTGCAGGCCGACATGGCGGCCCGCGCGGACGCCGTCGTCGGGGTGGCGAAACTGGCCGCTCCGGTCGACACGGGCCTGTACCGGGACACCATCCACCGCGTCGAACGCCCGGACCCGGAGTCGGGGTCGGTCCACGTAGACGCCCCAGTCCACTACGCAATCTACGTGGAGCTCGGCACCCGGCAGACCGACCGGAACGGCCGCCGCATCCATCTGCCTCAGCATGTGCTGGGCAACGCTCTCGACGCCGCAGGAGGCGACCACCATGTCTGACCGCAGCACTGTGAAGATGCGCCTGACGTTCTGGCGTGGCGACAAGCAGCCCGGCGACACCGTTGACGTCCCCGCCGACGAGGTCCACCGCTGGAAGGGCTTCGCCGAAGTCGTCGACGACAAGAAGGCCGACGAAGCCGCCAAGACCGCCGGGGAGAAGAACCCGACGACCGGCAGCCAGCCGCAGAAGGCCGCAGGCAAGTAGCCATGGCCGCGCTGGTCCTCCCCGACGGCAAGAAGGTCGCCATCGACCTTCTCGACCTCGCCATGCCCGACGCCTACGTGGCGTCGAAGCTCCCCGAGGGCAAGGCGCTCGCCGCCAAGCTTCCGGCGGTCAGGGTCCTGAGGGTCGGCGGCACCAGCACCATGCGCGGCTGGTCCGACCCCGCCACAACCGACCGACCCCGGTTCTCGATCGACTGCTACGCCGCCAACGAAGGATCAGCCATGCGCCTCGCCCTTCGGGTGTGTGCCGAGTGGGAGCTGTTCCCCGGCCGGTCGACGGAGGACGGCATCGTCAGCGCCATCTCGCAGGAGACCGGCCCGCAAGACCGACCAGAAGAGCCCAACACCGGCGTAGCCCGTGTCGGCATGATCCTGGGGATGAGCGTCCGCCCACCCCTCCCGAACAGCTAGGAGGCCCGTCGTGGGCGACTCGGCAAACATCATCGTCGGCACAGCGGGCAAGGCCTACGCCGCCCCCGTCGGCACCACCTTCCCCGCCGGCCCGGAGATCGCCTGGCCCGCCGGATTCACCGACATGGGGTTCATCACCCCCGACGGCCTTGAGGAGGCCATGGCAGAGGAGCGCACCCAGCTCGACGCCTGGGGTGAAGACGCACCCGTTGTCGACCTCGCGAAGAAGCGCACCCAGACGTTCAAGCTCACTTTCCGCGAGACCACCGCCCAGCTGCTGTCCCTGTACTACCAGGTGCAGTTGGCGAACATGACCAGCACCGCAGCGGCTGTCGGCCCGCCGGCGACCAAGCAGTTCCTCTCCTTCGGGTCGGGCTCCACTCAGGACACGGTGGAGATCGGCCTGGGCCTGGACGTCATCTACGGCGGGAAGCGGCACCGCATCATGATCGCCCGCTGCGGCGTGTCCGACCGCGGCGCCCGCAAGCACAGCGCGGACGACAGCTCGAACTACGAGCTCACCTTCACCGCGCTCAGCGCACCGGGCGGCGCCCAGTCCGTCCAGCACATGATCACCGACGTGGCGCTTCCGGAGGACTAACCCCTGACTGGTGATCCGTCGCGCCCAATCCCTGGCGGGGGCGGCACGACGGATCACCTGCAAAGCCCCCGCCTGCCCCCGCCTGAGTAAGGAACCCGGACCATGTCCAAGCCGAACCGCAAGGTCATCAAGCTCCAGGAGATGCGCGCCCAGATCGCCCAGAAGGCCGGGGTCAAGCACGTCGACCTCGTCTTCGAGGTGCCCGGTGACACCGAGTACGAGGTCGAGGAGCGCCGCTGCTCGTTCCTCACCCAGGACTACTGGCCCCTCGCCGTCGTCAAGGCCGTCGAAGCGGACGGCGACAGCAACAACCTCAGCATCCTCCGCAAGATCGCCTCCCCGCCCGAGGCGTTCGACCAGCTCGTCGAGGTCGCCCAGCTCACCGTGGGTGAACTCACCGAACTCCTCAAGGAGATCAACGGGGAGGCGGGCACCGACACGGGGGAAGGCTCCGGCTCCTCCAGCTCCTCGAAGAGCATCCAGGAGCCGTCCGCGCCGACCTCCAGCGCTACTACCCAGGCCGCCGCCTAGACGAGTTCTGGGCCATGTCCTGGGGTGAAGGGTCCATGAACTGGGCCGAGCTCCGGGACCTAGTCGAGCACTTGCCGGAGGACTCTGCGACCAAGGCGGCCACCGCTGGAGACGTGGACGGAAGGCGCTGGACGCAGAACACCTACCTGCAAGCAGCCCAGTACAACGCCCTTCTCCTCATGATCCGCGTCCTGTGGGCCGCCCACCTCAAGGGCGACCCGCCGGACATGCCGCCCGTCGAATCTCCGGCCACGGAAGTCGACGAGCGGCAAGCCGAACTAGACGCCGCCGGGGTGGCCTACAGCGAGGCAGTGCTCAACCAGTTCTCGCCCGGCACCACCCAGGGCCGCCAAGCGGAGATCGACCACTGGGCCAGCAAGCTCCGCGAACTCGAAGCAGCACCGTAGGAGGGGAGGGCAGCATGGCCGAGCCGACACTCGTCGGATCCACCCGGGTATCACTCATCCCGGACACGTCGTCCTTCGGCGACAAGCTCCGCATCGAGCTGCCCTCCGCCATCCGCCAGCCCGCCAAACTCGCCGGCGAAGTCGCCGGAGACCAGATCCTGGACGGGATCCGGCGAAAGTTGGCTGCAGCCACGCCCACCGTGCGGGTCGGTGTCGACCTACTGACGACGGTGGCCGAGGCCAAGCTCACCAAGCTCACCAAGGCCCGCACGATCAAGGTGACGGCCGAGTTGGACGACAAGGCCGCAACCACCACCCTGACTCGACTCACCCGCGACCGCACCGTGAAGGTCCGGGCCGAACTCGACGACACCGCGGCCCGCACCGCGCTCGGCAAGCTCACCGACCAGCGCACCGTAAAGATCACCGCCCAGCTTGAGGACCGGGCCGCCAAGACAGCACTCGCCCGCCTCAACGACGAACGCACCGTCCGGATCGTCGCCCAAGTCGACGACACCGCAGCCAAATCTAAGCTCGCCGGGTTCGGGCAAAGCACCGTCGACATCGTTGCGAAGATCCAGGATGCGGCGTACAAGCGAGTCGAGCGGGCCCTCGACAAGCTCACAGCAGACCGCTTTGTCCAGCTCCGCGCCACCCTCGACACCAGGGTTGCGGCCAACGAACTCCGGGGCCTCACCCAGAGGCAGCGCGTTCGCCTTGGCGTTGACGTCGATACCCGGGTTGCCGCCGACGACATCGCCAACCTCACCCGCCGCCGCACAGCCCGCATCACCGCCCGCGCCGACACCGCTGGCGCCGCCACCGCACTCACCACACTTACCCGTGACCGAGTCACGAACGTCCGCGTCCGCACCGTCGGACTGTCCGCGCTCACTGGCTCTCTTGCGTCACTGGGGTCCGCGAGCGGCAGCGGCGGTGGCCTCGGCCGGCTCTCCGGTGGCATCGGGTCACTGGCCGCCGCGGCAGTTCTTGCCCTGCCTCAGGTTGCCTCCCTCGGCTCAGCTGTCGCTCAGCTTGGGCCTCTGGCTGCAGTTGCCGCCCCCGGCGTGCTGACCCTGGCCACCGCGTTCGGCGCGATCAAGCTCGGCACCTCCGGGGTTGGTGACGCCATCAAGGCCGCGCTCAACCCGGCGCCAGCCGAAGCGAAGGCGGCGGTGACCGCCGCCCGGCAGGTCGAATCCGCGCAGCGCTCCCTCGCCAACGCCCAGCGGGGCGTCGCCGACGCCGAACGCAACCTGTCCCAAGCCCAGCGCACCGCACGGCAAGCCCAACAGGAACTGTCCGCCGCCCGCCGGCAGGCCATCCGCGACCTGGAGGACATGAACCAGCGCCTCCGCCAAGGCGCACTCGACCAGAAGCAGGCTGCGCTCGACATCGAGCAGGCCGAACTCGACCTCGCTAAGACGCGCTCCGACCCGACCGCCACCCAGCTTCAGATTCAGCAGGCCGACCTTGCACTTGAGCGGGCACGGGCCGCCGCCGAGGAGCAGAAGCGGCAACAAAAGCGCCTCCAGGTCGATACCGCCGCAGCGAACAAGGCTGGGGTTGCTGGTTCCGACGCGGTCGTGCAGGCGCAGGAGCGGATCCGGACGGCGAACCAGCAGGTTGCCGAACAAGAGCGTGGCCTCGCCGACGCCCACCGTGCCGTTGCCGACGCCGCACGAGCGGTCGCGGACGCCCAGCAGACCGCCGCTATCCAAACCACGAAGCTCGACGACGCCATCTCCAAACTCAGCCCGAACGCCCGCAGCTTCGTCAGCATCCTCCAGGCCATGGCGCCCGCGTGGCGGGCTATGAAGCTCGACGTGCAGGACGCCTTGTTCGCCGGGCTCGGCACCCGTCTCCAGGCCGTCGGCGGGCGCATCCTACCCACCGTCCGGGCCGGGGTCGTCGGAGCCGCAGGCGAACTCGGCAACATGGCGAAGAACGCCCTAACCGCCGTCGATAGCCTCGAAAAGACCGGGCAGCTCAAGGGCACGTTCGACGTCATCCGCAACGGCCTCGGGAACCTCAACCGCATCCCCGGTCAAGTCCTCACCGGCCTGTCCCAACTCACCATCGCCGCCGGCCCAGCCTGGGACCGCATCACCAGCGGCGCCGGCGAGGCCATGGACCGGGTCATGGGCAAGCTTGCCAAGGGACTGGAGAACGGGCGCCTCGAAGAGGCCATCAATACGGCCCTCGACGTAGCCGTGTCCTTTGGTGGGGTCCTGGCGGACCTCGGCGGCATCATCAAGAACGTCTTCGGGGCCGCCGCCGACGGGGGTGGCGACTTCTTCGCCATCATCGGATCCGCCCTGGCAGAGATCCGCCGGGTCACCGCCCTGCCCGAGGTGCAGGCGTCGCTGAAGGCGATCTTCTCCGCGGTCCAGGCAGTGGCCGGACTGCTCGCTGGGGCGCTGGGCGACGCCATCCAGGCAGTCCTTCCGGTCCTCGCCGCCTTGGCGCCCTCGGTGACTCAGGTTGCAAAGCTCCTCGGCCCCGCCATCTCCGACCTGTTCGCAACGCTGGGAGAGGCACTTCTCCCGGTCGCGGAGGCCCTTGGCCCGGTGCTGGTGGTTGCCGCCCAGGCGATCATCGCCCTGGTCAAGGCCGTGTCACCGCTCCTCCCCGTTCTCGGACAGCTGATCGCCGACCTCCTGCCACTGGTCATACCGATCTTCGACACGCTGATCGTCGTCTTCAACCAGTTGGCCCCGGTCATCGCCCAGATCGCCGGGATGCTTGGCCCGGTCCTCAGCCCCATCATCAAGGGCCTGTCCGCCGTCATCTCCGAGCTGGCTGGGCAGTACGCGGCAGCGTTCATGCAGGTCCTGCAGCAACTGCTGCCGATCATCCCGATGCTCGTGCCGCCGCTGATGCAGCTTGGGAAGAGCATCGGCGACATCCTTCTCGCCCTGGCCCCGCTACTCCCGCAGTTGGCGCTGCTGGGAACCGAGTTCCTGATTCAGCTGCTGCCTGCGATCATGCCGCTGCTGCCGCCCCTGATTCAGTTTTCGATGCTGATGACCCAGCTGGCCACGGCGATCATCCTGCGGGTCGTCATCCCGGCGATGAAGATGTTCATCAAGTCGATGACGGACCTCCGCAAGGACATCCAGCCCGGAGTCGACGCGGTGAAGTGGCTGACCAACGCCATCGCCAAGGCCTTCAGTTGGCTGTACGACTTTCTCCTCGGCCACTCCGTCATCCCCGACATCGTCAACGGGGCCATCAGGTGGTTCACCAACCTCCGCGACGGTGCGGTCCGCATCTTCAACTGGATCCGCGACAAGGTGTCCGACGCCTGGTCCGGGCTGTGGACCGACATCAAAACCACCGCCACTGATGCCTGGGGAAGCGTCCGCCGCGGCTTCGACAACTTCGCCGAGAAGCTCTCCGGGGCCTTCGAGACCCTGAAGAAGGGTCTCGGGAAGATCTGGGCCGGTCTCAAGGACCTGGTGAAGGCGCCGATCAAGTTCTGGATCGACGTCGTCTACAACAAGGGCATCGTCGCGGTCTGGAACAAGACCGCTGCGAAAATCCCCGGGGTCCCCGACCTCAAGCCCATGGGCATGCCGAAGGGCTTCGCCCGCGGCGGGATCCTCCCCGGCCAGTCGTCATGGCGGCAGGGAGACGATCAGCTTGTCCCCATGCGCCGCGGCGAGGGCGTCTACGTCTCCGAGGCTATGCAGGACCCGTATGAGCGGGCCAGGCTCCACGCCGTCAACCAGGCTGCCATGCAGGGGCGCAGTCTCCGTCAGTTCCGTGGGTTCGCTGAGGGCGGCATCTTCGACGGCATCACCAATGCCGTCGGCAGCGTGCTCTCCAAGGGCGCCGACGTCGCCCGCGGCGGGCTGGCCGACCTTGCCGAGTCGGCGTTCTCCCCGGTGAAGAAGGGCATCACGAAGGCGCTCGGGAAGGACAAGGGCACCTGGCCCGGCATGATCGGGCAGGCCCCGATCGGGCTGATCAACAAGGCCATCGACTACATCCGCGGCAAGGACATCGTCGAAGGCGCCGGCCAGTGGCTCAAGCCCGTGTCCGCCCCCTACGGCACGCCGTTCGGGAAGGCCGGGCTCATGTGGAGCTCGGGCCGGCATACCGGTCTGGACTTCCCGGCGAAGACGGGAGCACCGATCCGGGCAGTCGACTCCGGCATCGTCCGCCAGGCCGTCGACTCCGGCCCCTACGGCAAGCACATCGAGATCAATCACGGCAGCGGCTTGTCGTCGCTGTACGCCCACATGTCCGCCATGTTGGCGCGCGCCTCCGACACAGTGAAGCGCGGCCAGCAGATCGGCCGGGTCGGAGCCACCGGCAATACCACCGGCCCCCACCTCCACCTCGAAGCCCGTATCAGCGGCAAGACCGTCGACCCCATGCGCTATCTCGAAGGGGGCACCGGGGGTGAGGCGGGCGCCGGCGTCGAGCGGTTCCGGGGTGTCGTCACTCAGGCCCTCGGTCAGGTCGGCCAGTCCCTGTCGCTGGTGAACACGACGCTCCGCCGGATGAACCAGGAGAGTGGCGGCAATCCGAAGGCGGTCAACCGCAACGACATCAACTGGATCAACGGCACCCCCAGCGTCGGGTTGATGCAGGTCATCGAGCCGACGTTCAATGCCTACGCCGGGAAGTACCGCAAGACCGGGCCCAAGCTGTACGGGGTCAGCATCGACCCGATGGCGAACATCTACGCCTCCATGCGCTACGCCCTCAGCCGGTACGGATCCCTGTCGTCGGCGTACAACCGGATCGGCGGGTACGCCCAAGGCGGCATCGTCGGCGGAGGAGTGCAGATCAGCACCGGGTTCCGCCGCAGCGGCGGGTACGCCACGGGCGGTGTCATTCGGGTTGGCGGGAAGAGCATCGACACTGGACCCATCGCGGCGTCGGTCGGTGCGAACTTCCTCAAGGCCCTGGCCGGTACGGCGTCCGCGATCGACAAGGCCATGACCCAGGTCGCCACCGCCGTGAAGAACGCGTTCAAGGGCGTGAAGACGACTCTCGATGACAAGCTGGTACGGCAGCTCACCACACAGAACAAGGCGCTCCAGACCCTGGCGAAGCAGCGCGACACCATCGCTGCGAAGATCGCCCAGGCTAAGGCGTTCGCCACCGAGACGACTGCCAGCGCGAGCGGCTTCGCGTCTCTGACCGGCCTGCCGAACAGTGGGCTGCCTTTCGGTGCGGACGGAATCCTCAACGGGCTTCAGGTCCGTCTCGGGCAGCTCCAGGCGTTCTCGAAGAACCTGGAGATCCTGGGCAAGCGCGGCCTGTCCAAGGATCTGATCGGGCAGATCATCCAAGCGGGCCCGGACCAGGGCGCACCCTACGCCGCGGCGCTGGTGAATGCGACCGACGCCCAACTCAAGTCCATCAACGCGACTCAGGTGCAGATCGGGAAGGCGGCCACCGCCTACGGACAGTCCGCCGCCGACGTCATGTACGACGCCGGAGCCATGGCAGGGAAGGGATTTCTCACAGGGCTGGTGGCGCAGGAGTCGGCGATCGTGAAGGCAATGGCCGACCTGGCGAAGAAGATCCAGAAGACCATCAAGGTCGAACTGAAGATCAAATCGCCGTCGCAGGTACTCGCCAGCCTCGGCCGGTTCACCGGGCTCGGCTTCGTCCGCGGCGTCCGCGACACCATCCCGCAGGCCGCAGCAGCAGCCGCATCCATGGCCCGCACCGTCCGGTCGACAGCCGCCGCCGGTCTGGCCCGTACCGAAACGCGCACGGTCAACAACACCACCGGTGACCGGCACCTGCACTACAACGCAACCACCCGCGAGGTCGCCTCCCGCCGCAGCATCCTCGACGCCATGGCGCAGGAAGACATGCTTCACCGCCCGGTCATGAGCGGAGCCTACTGATGCCGATCCTCGTAGCCTCGACGACCCTGCCGGTCCAGCCGCCGTGGGAGTGGCCGCAACGCCTCGTCGAGATGCCCCTGGTCAGCTTCACGGACCCCGGTGGTGTGACGACGCTCCTCACCGACTGGGAGCGCGGCTGGGTTGTCCAGCCCGGCGCCAAGGGCCTGGACATGCCCGGGTATGCCATGGCGACCGACGAATCACCGGGCATCGACGGGTACGAGGTGCGGCAGGTCCGCGCCCAGGGCAAAACGATCTCTATTCCGCTCGCTTTCTGGGCCAACGACTCACGGGCCGCCTATCTGGCCCGCAGGCGCACTTTCATCCGGGCGCTCAACCCGAAGCGCGGGCAGGGGACCCTGACTCTCACCCAGCCCGACGGTGACGTCCGCAGCATCGGGGTCCGCTACCAGGACGGCATGGAAGGCGACGAATCCCTCGACGCCGCGGGCCGCCGCTGGTGCATCGGCGTGGTCACTTTCGCAGCCCCGTCCCCGTACTGGACTGGGGGGGAGGTCACCACCGAGTGGATGAACGACACGGGCGGCGACTTCTTCCCGTTCCTGCCGCTGACGGTCGGCGACTCACAGGTGCTGGGGTCGGTCACCGTAGACAACGACGGGGACGACGACGCCTTCCCCGTGTGGACCATCAAAGGCCCGGCCACGTCAGCCACCCTCACGAACGTGACCACTGGGCAGACCCTCGTCCTCACCCGCACCATCACCGGCGCCGACACGATCGTCATCGACACCCGGGAACGCCGCCAGACAGCCCTCCTGAACGGCACGACCAACCTGTGGCCGAACCTCTCCGACGCCTCCTCCTTGTGGCCCCTGGAGACCGGCGTCAACCAGCTCACCCTCACCGTGGCCGGCTCCACGTCGGCCACCTCTGTCCGTATGACGTACCAGCCCCGCTACCTGGCCGCCTGAGAGGAGGACCCCCATGAGCACCGCACTTCGTGTCTACGTCCGCAACCCCGCCCTGGAACGCATCGGGCAGATCGACGACTACACCAGCCTCACCGTCATCCCCCGCTACAACGCCATCGGGTCCTACGTCCTGGAAATCTCCGCCGACTCAGGCAAAGCGAACCTGCTGGCCGAGGGCAGCGGGCTGATCATCCGCACCGCTGACGGCACGCTCGTTGACTCCGGGCCGATTCGCACCGTCGACTGGTCCCGCTCCAAGGACGACTCCGGGGCGGGGAAGCTCACCGTCGGCGGGGTGTCCGACACGGAGCTGCTGGCCCGTTATACCTGCTGGCCGGCGCCCGGTAGCGCCATCGGGTCTCAGGCAGACACGGTGTACAAGATCAGCGGTGTGGCTGCGGAGACTGCGATGCGGTCCCTCGTGAACCTCAACGCGGGGCCTGGGGCGCTGGCGGCTCGCAAGAACACGCTCCTCACGCTCGCATCTGACGGGGGCCGTGGGCCGGCGGTCACCCGGCAGCTCAACCAGTTCGATGGCCTCCTCGGCCTCCTCGCCGACATCGCGAACGCGGCCGGGCTCGGGTTCCGGATCGTCCAGGCGGGGTCCGGGCTCCAGTTCCAGGTGTACGAGCCCGCCGACCGCAGCGGCACCGCACGGTTCGCGTTCGACCTCGGGAACCTCACCGACGCCAACTACACCACCACCCCGCCCACTTGCACACGCGCCGTCGTTGTCGCCGGCGGCCAGTCCTCGCCCCGCCAGTGCAAGACCTACGACCGGGCCGACCCGCTGTTCCCCGGGCTGATCATCGAGCAGTTCGTCGACCTGACCTCCGTGGACACGGCCTCTGTCGACCTGGTGGCGCAGATGGACCAGGCCGCCGAGGAGGCCCTCGCCGCAGGCGCCGGGCAAGGATCGCTGGCAATCAGCCCGATCGATATCCCGCTCCTCCAGTACGGGCGGGACTACCAAGTCGGCGACACCGTGTCCGCGAAAGTCCGCGAATCGTGGATGACCGACGTGGTCCGCGAAGTGGCCCTCATCTGCACTGCTAGCGAAGGCACCACGGTCAAGGCTGCGGTCGGGTCCAGCGACGGCGACGGCACGGTGGCCCGGATCTACAAGTACCTCGCCCAGGTCAAGAAGGACGTTGGGCGCCTGAAGACAAGGAAGGCCGCCTGATGGCCGAGTTCAGTGCGCCGTTCGACGGCTCCCCGATCGCCACCCAGTCGCAGTGGTCCCGCATGGCACGGCGATGGGGCCTCGACGGTGTTCACGCTTCCGACCCCGCCAGTACCGCCCTGAAGGTCACCGGGAACGGCACCGGGAACGTGACCCTCCAGCCCGGGGAGGCGTTCGTCAACGGGTTCTACTACCTCAACGACGCCGTGAAGAACATCGCGGTCACAGCCAACGCCGGATCGACCACGCGCGTCGACACCGTGATACTCCGCGCCTCCATGAGCGCCAAGTCCGTCGTCGCCGTCTACAAAACCGGGGGCAGTAGCGCACCGACCCTCACCTCGGACGAGAACGGCATCTACGAGATTCCGCTCGCCCAGTGCACCGTCGCCGCCGGGTCCAGCGTCGTCACCGCCGTCAACGTGATCGACCGCCGCTGGTTCACCGACCGCGGCGCCATGCCCGGCATCCCCGGCGCCCGCCGGCCCAGTGTGCGAGGGCAGCTTCTCATCGAGGGCACCGACCTCTATGTCGGGGACGGCGCCGACTGGCGCTGGCTCGCATCACCCGGTGTGCAGGAGGGGTCATACACGCCGGCCTGGACAGCGGGCTCAACTGCCATCAACTGGGGAACCGGGGCCACGAACACCGGCCGATTCCAGGTGCAGGGCAAACGGGCCAGCGTTTCCATCTACCTCGTCGTAGCGGCAAACCCCCCGGCGAACCCGGGGCCGATCCAGGCCAGCCTGCCGGCGGGATACCCGTGCACACCGGAACGCCGGGCCACGTTCAACTGGACATTCACGAGCTCCAACGGCGAAGGAGCCGCGGTCGGCGTGGCAACCACCTACCCCGACGAATCCACTACGCGAATCACCCGCCTGCGGTACGGCACTTCGGACGGCAACTCTGCCTCATCCACGATCAACGCCGCAGCCCTTCTCACTCGGCAGCCCTTCAATATCCGTCCTGGTGACGTCCTCACCATCGACGGCTCCTACTGGCTCGCCTGACCCCGAAAGGATCACGACTATGCGTCACCTCTTCGGGGGCACCACCTCGGACTACGCCATGCAGCAGGTCGGCAACCAGCTTCTGCTGCGCCCTGGCGCCACGGGCACCGTGTGGAATGCGGTTGTCGGTGGCACGCAGCTCACGGACCTGACGGACACCAGCGGGGTGCCGATCACGAGCGTGGTCGCAGCCTCCGACGGATTCGTGGCGTTCTACGGGCCGGAGGACGCCACCACGGTCTACCTGGACTTCGGGCTCGGCCGCCGCTACGCCATGGTCGCCTCGGACATCGCGGCGATCGTGTCCGCCCGGGTCGCCGGTGTCGTTACCGAAGCTGCGGATGACGCCACGGCGAAAGCCGCTACGGCACAGACTGCTGCTATCACCGCCGCGGCAGAGAGCGCCGCCGCCCTGTACCTCCCGAACGCGATCACCACGATCGACAGCATCATCAACCCGGCAACCCCCGTGGCCCCCGTGTACTTCGCCCACCGTGGCGGCGGCATGGTGCGCCCCGAGCACACGCTGGTCGCCTACCGGGCCGCTGCCGCGATGCGGTACCCGCTCGAAGTCTCGGTCAACGTCGATGCCAGCGGGGAGCTGTGGTGCCTGCATGACCCAACTGTGGACCGGACGACGAACCGGACCGGGAACCTCAACGGGTACACCACCGAAGAGGTCGGCCAGCAGGTCCAGACGAACTCACGGCCACTGCTGGGTGCCGGCTGGGCGGAGCAGCGGCTGGTCCCGCTGCGGCAGGTGCTGGATGAGTTCCTGGGCAAGGTGCCGATCTTGCTGGAGCCGAAAGCGAACGATGCGGTGGTGCCGTGCCAGCAGCTCCTGGACGCTTCGTACCCGCACGCTCCACGGTCGGTGATCTGGAAGGCGCACATCGGGACGCTCAGCCTCCCGTGGGCTAAGGCGCGCGGCTACCGGACGTGGGTGTACCTGGACTCCGGCACCTCTGACGCGACGATGGATGGCAAGGACGCCATGGTCGACTACTGGGGTGTGAACACGACGTTCACGGACACCCGGATCAGCCAGGTGGTCGCCCGGGGGAAGCCCGTGTTCGCGTGGGCGGTCTACCGCAGGTCCCAGGTCGCCCGCCTCACCGGCTTGGGCGTCGTCGGCATGATGTCGTCCGACCCCCGGTACGTGTCGACGTCGGCCCCGATGCGCACGGCGTCCAGGTGGGATCTCCAGATCAAGGAACCGGGCTGCACGCCGACGATCGACTACGACCCCGACTACGCGATGGTGTTCGCCCCTACCCCGGACGTGGGCTGGGTGAGCGTGCCGGCTCTGCCGTTCCAGTCGGTGGGGTTGGGTACATACTGCCCTGTCGCTGCTGGTGCGGGCGGCTACCGGCTCAGCTTCGACATGAAGTTCAAGGTGCTGCCGTCGGCCACGCTGCACGGCGGGATCTACTTCGGGAAGCAGTCGGACGACCCGTACCGGTTCAGCCAGTCGAACGTGACGGGCGGGTATCACCTGGTGATGCGGGCGAACGGGCAGATGCAGCTGAACAAGCACACGGCTGGGGTGACGTCGGGGACGACGATGGGTTCGGTGATCGCGACGACGGCCCCGGTGGCTGATGCGGCGATGAGTTTCCAGTTGGATGTGACGCCGACGACGGTGGAGGTTCGGCGCACGGACGGGGCCGGGTGGACGACGGGTGCCCTGGCGGATACGACGTACCGGGGCCTGTACTTCGGGCTGTCGAACGGGTCGATCACGGATGTGACGACCCGCCCGTTCTGGCGGAACCTGGTGGTGACCCAGCTGTGATCCAGGTGGCGGGGGACGTGTTGGGGATGGTTCCGGCGTTCGCGGGGCTGCGGGCCGACGTGACGGCCGCGCCGGGCACCGAGACTGCTGGGGTGCCGGGCGGGGGAGTGGTGGTGGGCTGGGTACTGGTCGCCGACGAGACCATGGCGGGTGGTGCCCGGGTCGATGCAGGCGAGGTCAGCCACGGATGACCTCCACGTCGGCGTTGTCTTCGTCGTCGAGTCCGTAGGCTTCGGCGAGGGCGAGGATGGTGGGGCAGTTGCCGCGCCCTTCGGGGACTCCGTCCCAGTCGTGGCAGGTCTCGCACCCAAACCCGGCGCTCGCGGCCTTGTGTGGCCCGTAGCTGGGGTTGATGACTTGGGTGGTGTACGGGTGCGCGGCGAGGATCTTCCGGTCGGCGGCGTACCTGCGGAGGGCCGTCGCGGGGTCGTTGCCAGCGATGTGGCCCGCGACGCCCGGAGAGAGGCCGCTGGCTACCAGCAACCCGGACTCGGTGACCACCTCGAAAGAGTCCGTGGAGGCGTCCCACCGTGTATGCCACGCCCGCCCGAGCTCTTTGTCGGCGGCCCGCACGGTCTGCTCGCGGAGCCCGATCTCTTCGGTGATCCATTCGTGGAGTCCGGGTGTGACGTCCCACTCGGTGACCGTGACCACTTCCTGCGGTGCACCTTGCCGCCGGACTTGGTTCAGTCGAAGCTTTCGGTCCCTCATGTCCCGCCTCCGACGTTGGCGACGATGACGGCCTTCACGAGTTCCAGGGCCTGATGTTCGGTGAACCCGGCGGCGACGTAGGCCTGGTGCATTTCGTGGAGTTGCACGGCTGCGGCGGCCAGCTCGGTCATGGGGTCGGTCGGCTCAGGCATCCGGCGCCTCCTCGGTGGTCGGCCCCTTCACGTAGGTACTGGCGCAGTCGTGCGGGTTCTCGGCGGTCCACCCTTGCCCCCAGGTGCGGCAGCCGTCGCAGTACCCCCAGCCTTCGGCGACGATCTCGTGGTAACGGTATGGAGTGCCGTCCGGGCGAGTGGGGCGGCCGGAGGCCTTCTCCCGGTAGGTGTCAAGAAGCCCGGCGTCGTCGAGCGCCCCGAGGGCTTGCCGTGCGGCAGCGTCAGGGTAGCGGGCCCCGATCACGGGTGACGGGTCGGGAGTGTGGGCCATGGACTGGCCACGGGAAACCCACATCGCCACCCGCACCAGACGATCGAACGCCTCCAGCGGGACGGGGACAGTGTCGGGAGTGGCGGACACGTCCAGTTGGATGCGCGCCGCGGCGACCACGGGTGGCTCGGATGCTGGCGCGAGCGCATAGTCGTCGCGGCTGATCCCCTTGGCGAGGGTCTCGGGTATCCGGCGGCCGAGAGCGGCGAGGACGTCGCCTGCCCGGCTGGGCGGCTGCTGGGGCTCCGTTGGCTTCGACTCGGGAAACGCCCGCCTGATGGTCGCAAGGGACGTGTCGCCGATGCCGGGCACGGCCCGGAACTCCTCGTCGGTCATGCGGCGCACGTCGAAGACGGAGCACCCGTGGAAGTGCAGCGTGTGGGCGATGACGCGCGCCTTCCGATCGCCGCCGAGCGCCTGCACGAGCGCCGTCTCGCCGCCGTGCAGCAGCATGTCCGGCGCGTCCGGCGCGGGGCAGTCAGAGCGGGAGCAGGTGACGTGCCCGCCCTCGCCGAGGAACAGGCTGGCGGCACCACATGCAGGGCAGTGGCCCTGAACATCAGGCATCGGGGTCCTCCTCCGTGATCAGCCGTATGCCGAGGATGCGGGCCGTCGGTGCGAGGAACACCCGGGTCTCCCGCAGGTAGAACAACGTCCACGTCTCGCTCGGGTCGACGGTGTCGGCGGCGATGGTCCGGGTGGTGCCGTCGTCGGTGGTCACCTCGTACACCGGGACGCTGTCCGCGTCCGGATCGTCGGACATGAGCCGCTCAGGGGTGACACCGAAGGCGGCGGCGAAGTCGACGAGGTCGTTCACCGCGATGCGCCGCCGCCCAACTTCTGCGCTCCAGACAGCTTGTGAGGAGTTGTGGCCCACCCGTTCGGCCAGTTCATCTTGGGACCAGCCGCGTCGGGTGCGGAGCAGCTTCACGTTCGCAGCCACCTGCTCGGCGGGAGTCACGACGCATCCATCCAAGCCTCACGCGCCAGCCACCGGCGCACGGTCTGGTTGTGGCGGGCGTCGGCGAGCGCGTCGTGTTCCCCGGACTCCTGCTGCGGCAGCTCGTCCCAGCGGAAGCCGAGGCGTCGGGCTTCCTGCTGGATGTCGTGGGTGAACATCGGCACCCCGTCCGGCAGGGCGACCATCGGCCCCCAGAGCTGGGCAAGGGCGACGTGGTCGTAGGCCCCATAGTTCGCCCACAGCTCGACGTCGTCGGTGGCCTGGATGAACGCGGCCACCTCGGCGGCGATGGTCTTACGGCTCCTCACGCGGGGATCGCCGTAGTGGAACAACCAGCGCTTCGACATGCTGTTCCGCAGGTCGCCATGCCCTCTGGGCAGGTGCGGGACGACGTTCTCCATGAGCCACGGGTGCTTCCGGATCCGCCGCACGGGCATGTCGCGGTTCGCGGCGTAGTACTCGCGGCCGTCGTCGCAGACCATCCCGATGGAGATGAGCTCGATGGTCCGGCCGTCTTCGAGGAACTCAAGGTCGTAATCGATAGCGGTCATGTCCGCCTCCGGTGCGGGTGGGTGCGGGTTGGGGTGGCTGACCCAAACCCGCACGGCCAGGCCAGCCACCAAAGGTCGCCTCGCGGCAACGACCTAGGTGCACCATAACCCCTGAACCTTGGAATCGTAGGCATATGCGAATCGGAAGCCTATGATTCAAAGGTCAACGGTCGATGCGGGTCAGCACCCCGCCACCCCGCAGGAGACACCCATGAAGCTCGTCACCAGAGCCCAACTCGGATGGCCCACCTCCGCCGCCCCCACCCAGACCACCACCAAGGGCGTCAAGGTCCACTACCTCGGGTCGCCCGTCAGCACGAAGCTCCTCGCCGACCACGGCGAATGCCTCGCCCTCTGGAAGGGCATCCGCCGCAGCCACCTCGCCAACAAGGCCGAGGGGTACAGCGACGTCGCCTACAACTACGCGGCCTGTCCCCACGGCTACCTCCTCGAAGGACGCGGCCTTCGTCGCCGAACCGGCGCGAACGGCAGCCAGGCGCTCAACATCGCGCACTACGCCATCGTCGGGCTCGTCGGCAGCAGCGGCTTCACCGAGCCGCCGGACGCCATGCTCTCCGCGATCCGCGACGGCATCGACCTCATGCGGGGCAACGGCGCAGGCAACGAGATCAAGGGGCACCGCGACGGCTACGCCACCGCCTGCCCCGGCGGCCCCCTCTACGCCTGGGTGAAGAAGGGGGCACCGCGACCCGACAGCGACGACGAGTCCGGCACCAGGCCCCCGGCCAGCAGCGGCACGTACACCGTGAAGAAGGGCGACACCCTCACCCGCATCGCGTCCGCCCACAAGACCACGGTGGACACCCTGGCGAAGCTGAACGGGCTCAAGAACCCGAACGCCATCAGCATCGGCCAGAAGCTCAAGGTCCCCGCGACCAGCAAGCCGGGGCCCGGCACGAAGCCCCCCGCCGCGAAGCGCGAGCCCTACCCCGGGGCCAGCTTCTTCCTCAACGGCAGCCGGCCCGCCCTCGGCAAGAAGTCCCCCACCTTCACCGCCATGGGTAAGCGCCTCGTCGCCGTCGGCTGCGGCCGGTACACAGTCGGCCCCGGCCCCGAACTCGGCCAGGCCGACGTCGACTCCTACGAAGCCTGGCAGCGGAAGTGCGGGTACTCCGGCACCGCCGCCAAGTGGCCGCCCGGAAAGACCACCTGGGACAAGCTCCAGGTCCCCAACACCTAACCCCAGCCCAGAAACGAGACCACCATGAAGCCGTTCGGCCGCGAGCCCGCCCTCGTCATCGCCACCGTCTCCGCCGCCCTCTCCCTCCTCGTCTCCTTCCAGTTCGGGCTCAACGCCGAACAGGCCGGGGCGATCGTCGCCGTCATCTCAGCAGTGTTCGCCGCAGCCACCGCCGCCGTCACCCGCCCGATCGCCCCGTCCGCGTTCACCGGGCTCGTCGCCGCCGCGGTCGCCCTCCTCGCCGCCTACGGGCTCAGCGTCTCCGCCGAAACCGTCGGCGCCCTCAACGCCGTCGTCCTCGCCGTCCTCGGCCTCATGACCCGTGGCCAGGTCACCCCGACACCCAAGCCGACCACCCCCGCGGCCGGCTGATGCGGCAGGCGGCCCGGCGGCTCCGCAAACGGCTGGGCCGCCGCGGGCGATTCCTCCTCCTCATCGGCATCGGGAAAGTCTGCTGGGGCATCGGATTCATCGTCACCCCAGTGCAGGACCCAGCCGGCCTCCGGCTCCTCACAGACCGGTGCAGCCTCGCGACATGGGCATGGCTTTGGATCGTTGCCGGGGCCATTACCGCAGGGTCCGCCTTCCTCCGGATTGGCCGCGACCAGTGGGGCTTCTTCGCCGCGATCGTTCCCCCATCTGTATGGGCTCTGGCCTACCTCTCCGCCGTCCTCACCGGCGAATACACACGGGGCGGAAGTGTCGCCCTGTGGTACCTCACCTCGCACGTCGGGGTCATCATGTGGGCTGCCACGGTGCCGGAGTACTCCGTCCCCCCACCCCCGCGGCAAGCCCGGAAAGGTCAGGCTCCGTGAACAGCGCGGAGATTGTGACGCTAGCGAGCGCCGCTCTAACCGTCTTCGGCGGCGGCGGGTTCTTCATGGCTAGGGCGACAGTGCGCGCCCAGAGAGTCACCGCGGCAGCGAACGAGACCATCGCCCGCCTGAACGCTGCTCCCCAGGCCAAGGCCCAAGACTTCGCCGTACTGCAAGCCACAGTCGCTCGCGTCGACGAAGAGAACGGGCAACTACGTGGAAGGCAAGCCCGCGTTGACTCGCTGCTCGGAGCGTTCTCGCGGACAGTAAACCGCCTGATCTACCGCATGGAACGAGCGGAAATTCCCATTCAGCCGGACGACATCGACGAGCTGGTCCGGGACTACATGCGAACAGGAGCCTGACCGTGCCGTTCCCCGAGGATGTCCCGTCCGTCGCCGTCCGCTACACCATCACGTCCCCGGCCGGCGGCGGCCCGGGGGAGGGCACCCTGCAGCTGATGCCGACCGTCCCCGCCATCCGAATCCCGGGCACGGACGGGGTGTTCACCGGCGGCGGGTCGTACCAGTTCGTCGACGGCGCGCTCGTAGACAGTGATGGGGAGCAGGTCCGTCTCCTCCCCACCAACGTCGACGGCGCCAACCCGGTCGTGTGGGCGTGGCTCGGCATCGAGTCCGTGAACGGCTCCCAGCCCCGCCACTTCTACTTCGCCCTGGACGCCGATGCCGAAGAGGTCGACCTCGGGGCCGTCCAGCAGCTCGCCCCCGACCTCACCCAGTACCTCGCCGTTCCGGGGGAGTCCGCCTACGACGCGTGGCGGCGCGCGGGCAACGACGGCACGGAAGACGACTTCCTGGCAAGCCTCGTCGGGCCGCCCGGGGACATCGGCGCAGCCAACGACTACACCGACGAAGCTGTCACCGAGGGCCTGGCCGCCGAAGTCGCCCGAGCGGATGCCGCCTACGACCCGGCCGGCGCAGCGGGCGCGGCGCAGACGGCAGCGATAGCAGCAGCCTCCTCCGACGCGGCGAACAAGGCTGCATCAGCCCAGGCTGCCGCCATCTCCACAGCCAGTTCCGACGCTGCGGCGAAGGCGAGCACCGCCCAGAGCAGCGCCGTCTCGACCGCGGCGTCGGCCGCCGCAGCCCTCTACCTTCCCAAGTCCCTGCTCGCCGTCGACAGCTTCATGGCCCAGGCCGGCACCAAGGTCTTTGGACACCGCGGTGCCGGGATGGTGTGCCCGGAGCACACCGAGGCCGCCTACGACTACGCCATCGCGCATGGCATCCAGGCAATGGAGCTGTCCGTGAACGTGGACTCGGAGGGCCAGCTGTGGTGTCTGCATGACCTGACGCTCGACCGGACGACGTACAACACGGGGGCGCTCAACACCTATCCGTCGACCGGGGTCGCGAACCGGGTCCTGACGAACGGGCGGGTCCTACACGGTCAGGGGTGGACCGACCAACCGATGGTGCCGCTCCGGCGCATGCTCGACAAATACCTCGGCCGCGTCGTCCTCTTCCTGGAACCCAAGGGCAACGACGCCGTCGTCCCGCTCCAGAACCTGCTGTCCACGTCGTATCCGCACGCGAACCAGTCGGTGATCTGGAAAGCCCACGTAGGCACCAGCTTCACTTGGCCCAAGCAGCAGGGCTTCCGGACCTGGTGCTACGTCGATGACGCCTCGGCAGACGCGGTCCTCGACGGCAAAGACGCTCAGGTCGACTACTGGGGTGTATCCACGTCCATGTCGTCGGCCCGCCGGCAGCAGATCGTCGCCCGCGGTAAGCCGGTCTTCAGCTGGCCGGTGTACCGCCGCTCTCAGCGGGCCGCCCTGGAGGCTGACGGCATCGTCGGGCTGATGTCGTCCGATCCCGTGTACGTGCGTGGCGCCACCGCGCAGGCCACCGCATCCAGGTGGGACCAGCAGGTCAAGGAATCCGGCGGCACCCCGCAGGCCGACTACAACGTCGACGCCGCGCTGAAGTTCAGCGAGGCCGACGGGTGGGTGTCCATCAACCGAGCCCGCGGCACCTACGGGCTTGGCCGCTACTGCCCCATCGTCCCCGGGACCGGCGGGTACCGCATCCAGGTCGAGATGAAGTACGACCAGATCAACACCGCGGACCTTGCCGTGCACGGCGGGCTCTACCTGGGGAAGATGTCGGACGACCCCTACGAGTTCAACACGGTCAACCCCAGCGCTGGCTACCACTTGATCCTCCGCCACAACGGAGTGCTCCGCCTGTACCGGCACATCACCACCCAGACCGGAGGCATCCAGCTCGGCGCCGCCGACATTGCCACCGACGCGCCCGTCGCCGGACAGTCCATGACCATCCAGATCGACGTCACCCCGACGACGATCGAAGCTCGCCGGCTCGGCAACGCCGCCTGGACCACCGGACCCATCGCAGACGTCTCCTACCGCGGCGGGTACTTCGGGCTCAGCAACGGCAGCATCAGCGACACAGCAGCACGCCCGTTCTGGCGGAACCTCGTCATCACCCAGCTCTGATGAGGCCCCGCCCCCGGCCTACTTGATCATGCCGGTGAACTCTGGGAACACTTCGAACCCGTCGTCCGTCGCCCGCTGCACCGTCACCACGATGTCCTTCCCGTACCGCTTCTCCAGGGCGTTGTCGTCGGTCTTCACCGCCGACACCCCGGAGGCGATACGGCCCTCAAGCGGGGCACTGCCCTTGGTGAAGGAGCTACTCGCCGCCGTTCCACCGTTCGTAGCCCCGTCGACCATGATGGACAGCTGATTGAGGTCGACCGAGCCCTCGCTCTTGTTGTCGACCTTCAACCGGATGCGGAACTCGGTGCTCTTCGGGTCTGCTTCCTCGTACTCGTCCCAGTCGGTAAAGACCTTCGCGTCCAGGACGGTGACTTCCAGGCCGTCCGGCCAGGCGTAACTCTTCCCGAACGGCAGGTCCGTGGAAGGGCCGCCATCGCCGCCTGTCCCAGCTCCGTCCTCCTCAGAGCAATGCTCCATCCAGTCCGCCTGGTCCAGCGACGTATCCGAGCAGTCCACCTCATGCTCCGGAGCCGACGCCTTCACCGTGGACTTCGGCGCCGCCGGCTCGTCGCTACCGCAGGCAGTAAGAGAGCAGGCCAGGAGAAGGGCTGCCGCGGCAGCGGTGCGGGTGCGCATCAGCAGCTCTCTTCGAACTTCACCGCGGTGAAGTTGATCGGCTGCCCGTTCAGCGCGGCACCAGCAGTCGGCTTCTGTGTGCACACCTTCCAGTTGGACTCCATCAGCACCATCCGGTCCTCGGACGCATCAGTCACCGTGATCGACGTGCCGGAGGCCAGGGCCCCCCTCGCCGCGTTCACGGACTCCCCGACCAGGTCGGGCATCTTCCCGCCCGCGGCTTCGGGTGTCTTCTTGTCGCTGGCCGGGCACTTCTCCTCCAGCTTCACCGCGCCGAAGTCGAGGGTGGTGTCGGTAGAGGCCGCCTTGCCCGCCTTGATGTTCTGGGAGCAGACCTTCCAGTTCCGGTCGAACGCCTGCATGCGGTCGCGTCCGGTGCTGTCGTGCGAGGTGAGCGAGTAGAAGCCCTTCTCCTGGGCGGCGTCCTGCGCGAACTGGAGGCCCATACCGACGAAGTCCGGGACCTTCGCCTTGGCGGCGGCTTCCTTCTTCGGCTCCTCAGCCTTCGCCGGCTTGTCGTCGGCCTTGTCCTCCGCCGGCTCGACGGGCTTGGCGGTCACCGTCTTCGTGACGGTCGGGGCAGGCGTGCTGCTCGCCGCGGTCTCGGTGCCACCGCTGCCAGCGGCACCGAGCATGATGCCGACGACGAACAGGCCAGCCCCGGCGGGGATTACCACCCGCTTCTTCGCCCAGCCCGGCCCACCCGTCTTCGGCGGCTCGGGCGTGAACGGCTGCTGCCCCCAACCAGGGTGCTGGTACGTCATGTGTCCCCCTACGTGCGGCTCGTGGAGGCCTGACCGTAACCACCCGACCACGCCCCGGGGAGCCACATGTTCCGGTGGTGACGGAGTTGTAACCAAACAGCGGGGGAGAGGTGGTGGAACGCTGTCAGGTGCCGGTTTCGAACACCGGGTTCTGCAACTGCCGGGCAACGACCCACTCCCGGTCACCGCGGCAGCACGTCAGCACGAGCCGGATGGGCTGGCCCACATACTCGCCCTGCCACGTGCCCGGGGTCTTACCCTCCATCCAGAAACCGGGGCGGGTTCGTTGCATCGCCCGCTGAGTGCCCCGGCCCACGTCCAGAGCGAAGGGCTCAGGGCTACGACCATGCTCGTCGGTTCCGTTAATGCTGGGGGAGAAGCGGAAGGGGCCCCAAACGAAGGCGTCAACGTCTGCTTGGGTTACCTCTGGTCCTGGGTTGAGGAGGATGTGGTCCTTGTCGTCGTTGCCCACCTCTATCGCGATGTGGTCAAGGCGTCGCAGGGAAGGCGGTCCGTTGAGGTGGATGAGGAGCTGGGCCTGCCCGTTTCCCGTGGGTACCAGGTCTAGGGCGAAGTCGGGGGTGAGGTCGGAGTGCCACCGCTCCTCCTCGATGCGGGCTACGGCGTCGGCGGTCTTCGCGGATCGTTCAGCTGCACGCCAGGCGCCGAACGCGGCGGCCACGCCGGCGCCGGCGGTGATGTAGGTGGCGATGTCGCCCCAGGGGATGCTCATGCGCCGGGACTCTAGCGGCCCGACCCGTCAGGGCCGCCCACGTTTTACGCTTCCCATGAGGGAGGGCGACGGTGCGCCATGGCTCCCGCGATGCGCAGAGCTGAAGCGATGATAAAGCGCTGACAGTACGCGTACTCGTCTGCGTCTGGGGAGTAGTCGGGGGCCGCGTTGATCTGCGCCGTGCTGTGCTGATTGAGCCGGTAGACGCCAGGGGTGAGCGAGTTGAAGCGCCAGTACTCCGAATAGTCGATACCGAGCGCGGTCAGGCGAGCCCCGCGCTGAAGGGCCACGACCGACTCTCGTAGTGCGACGTACTCCTCGGCGAGGGCACTTGCACCTCGAAGCGGCATACGCCGGTCTTGATCCCGGGGCTGGCGAAGGATCTTTGCGACGTCATACTTCGAGAGGGGGTAGCTGATGTTCGTCCCGAAGCTGAACGGTGTACCCCGAAAGCTTCCCGGAGAGCTAGCCATTGATAGAAGTTCGTCGAAGGCCTCCACGAGCCACGCCATCGCCTCGACGCGGTTGCCAGCGGCTTCTTGCGCGACGGACTCATGGAGCTTGACCCGAGTATTCGGTTGCGGAACAAGATCGACCATGTCGATGTCACTGAAGGCAGTTCCGAAGACGCGAGGGGTGTTGTCCTCGAAGAACTGGGCGGTGTCTGCGCGAGCCTGTCTGACCGTCTCGGCGGAGGGCATGGCTGCGGTGTGCTTGAAGGCGTTGCGTTGGTCCGTAAGCCGCTTGATGCCGATACGCCCAGCCAGGTCGACTCCGACAGGGCCCGCCTTGTCGGGGTGCAGGTTGTCGTAGTAGCGGGCTACGAACTGACCGCGGTCCGGCACGGAGACCCCGAGGTGCTCGCTGGTGAGGATCAGGAAGAACTCAACCGCGTCGTGGAAGGTGAGAACGCTTCCGGCTGACAGCGGGTCTGGGAGCTGAGACTGGTCCACGCCCTGCTGGACAAGCAGCCTGATGAAGGCGAGGCGCTGCATGGTCTCTGGCGTGATGGGGCGCTGGTTGATGGTGTCCTCCTGTTGGAACGGTGAGGTGTAGCGGGATGCTAGCCGCCACCTCTGACACCGAAGAGGGACGGCAGGGTCGTTCATCAATCGGTCGAGACGTGAACCTGAACGCACGACCTCCGAACTACCCGATTCTCGCTTTAAGTTGTTCATCAACCCGTTCATCTAGGTGGTACTGTTCAGATTCCTCACCGAGACGTTTGATGAACGAAGGAGAGCCGTATGGCCCTAGTCGGCCTCGTCCGAGTCAGCACCGACAAGCAGAACACCCAGCGGCAGCATGATGCGCTCGACCCGATCTGCCTCAAGGTCTTCGAAGAGAAGATCAGCGGCAAGCTCGCCGTCGACGATCGCCCCACCCTCAAGGCCGCCCTCGAATACATCCGCGAAGACGACATGCTCTGCGTGCAAGAGGTCGACCGCCTCGGCCGCAACCTCCTCGAAGGGCTGATCGTCCTCAACGACCTCTTCGAGCGAGGCGTCGCCGTCAAAGTCCTCGAAGGCATCGCGGCCGGTGATCACACCGAACGGTCCTTCATCCTCGACCTCGCACTGGCCCTCGCCGAAGACCGGCGCCGCGACATCGTCAAGAAGACCAAGAACGGCTTGGAAGCAGCCCGGAAGCAGGGGCGCGTCGGTGGACGCAAACCCGTCATGACCGACGCCCTTGTGGCGCAGGCAGTGGGACTGCGAGACCGCGGCTTCACGATCCGACAGATCCAGCCCCACCTCCGCATCGCCGACGGCAAGGACAAGGGGAAGAACCCCAGCGTCGGCGCCATCTCTCAGGCGCTCCGAGCCCACGACGCGGCAAAGGGGGTAGCGAAGTGACGGGCGGGGCGATGAGCCAATCAAAGCCCTGGGACATCAGTACGGAAGCCGCCGTCCACATTGCTGCGCTGATGGACCTGTTTCGCCGGGCATGCCGGCGTCAGGAGTTGGTGCTCAGCACGGAGCGGGGGCTGACCGGCTGGACCGATGTCAGGTGCAAGGACGGGCACGAGTTCAGCCTCAGCGGGCTGGACGTTGTGTCGACCTCTAGGCCCTTCGGGCTGGAACCGGACGAGTCGTGGTGCAAGAAGTGCAGGAGCGCCGAGTGGGTCACGGAGTGCCTAGCCGTTCTGGAGTCTGTGGCTAGAGCTCAGGGCGTAGACCTCACGGCGACGGAGAGGGATGACGAGACTGGGGAGGGGCACGTCGTGTTCGCGGCGAAGTGCTCGAAGGGGCACCGGTTCGATGCGACAGGGCGTGACGCGAACTGGCGCGGAGAACCGGTTGAGGTTCTATGCCCCGACTGCTATCAGGCTGCGAAGATCGCCGAAGGGTTCGCCAAGGTCGAGGCGGTCCTTCGCGAAACTCGGTCCACCGTGGCGAAGAGGTACCGAAACGCCGCAGAGATCAGGTGTCGCCGCGGCCACCGGCACACGTTCTACGTGGACAGTCCGGATGGGCGGCAGGCCATCCGCCCGAACTTCTGTGGCGCCTGCGCCAAGTTGGTCACGTTCCAGGAGTTCTCGGAGGCGGCCAAGGACCTCGGTATCACCGTGCTTGAGTCGCAGTGGATAGCCAAGTCTCGCTCTCACCGGGCAGTCTGTTTCGCCGGCCACGAGTTCGGCCTCGTTCCGAACAAGATGAAGCGTGGATGCCCCGAGTGCCCACAGGGGATGTATGGCGGCGCTATCCCGCCTCACGACGTGTACTACGTCGTGAGCGGGCTGGACGCCGCGACAGGCAAGGGGACTGTGAAGCCGGGCATCAGCTCCGGGGTTGGCTATAACCGGCTTCGGCAGCACGCCGAGGATGGGCTGACCTTGCAGCATCTTCGGATACTGGGGCTTCCCGTTGGTAACGCGCGAGTGTTGGAGAGGTACGTGCTGGACGGGCTCGACGGCAAAGGGTGGCTGTCCATCCGTGGCGTCGAGTACTTCCCCGCAGAGGCTCTGCAGGACGTCATGGACCTGGCAGGTGAGTGGTTCACGGATCAGCCAGGGTTGACCATCCGCCCCATAGTCGCGGAGGTCGATGAAGCACATGGCGCTGTTGGAGTGCCCGAGGTCCCCGAGGTTGTGGACCTTGACGTTGAAGTAGCCGTGGTTTTCGACTCCCGTGATGTGAACCCCATTGCGGAGCTGACAATCTGATCAACCGTTTTCGGTCACGCATCTACCCCTGTGGCCGGTTCGGGTGCATCGTTGTTCTCGCAGCTCCCATCCTGAGGGTGTGGATCTGCTCAGGCCCCGCCTGTCTGGACCCCCGTTCCAGGCGGGGCCTGCCGCTCCTCCCGGCTCCCCACGGGAGGCCAAGCGGCTGCCCGCGTTCAGGGCTGGGGGAGTTCCCCGGGCTGGATCGGCGCAACGGTGACGTCGGTGGCTCCGCCGGCTTCAAGCTCGGTCTTCCGGTGCTCGGCGCTGGGCTTGTCGTAGGAGACTCCGGACGCGCGGCGGGTTCCGTTGGTATCGGTCCAGGTGAGGGCATAACTCTGCATGGTGATCGGCATGAGGCCATCATCCCTGCCGGGTCTGACAGTGGTCGGCTGCCGCTCCTGAATCCCCGCAGGAGCGGCGGCGCCGGCTCGGCTACTGAGTCTCGATGAAGAAGCCGTCGTGCTGGTTGCAGAGGTTGTCCGGGCAGATCCAGACGACGAGTACGTCTGGGTCAAGGTCGGCGGCGGTGAGGTCTGGCGTGTCGATGGCCTGGGGCCAGCTGGCCTTGCGGCAGTCGGGGCAGGGGTGGGGCCGCAGCCTGTTGGCTACGGATAGCGGGTATCGCTGCTTCGGGTTGTCCATGCCTTCACCGTCGCACGGGTTCGGCTGAACACTCCCCCTGCCTTGTCGCGTTGCAGGTCAGGGGCCGGGCTTAGTCCGGGTACTCACGGACCTTCCACCCGTCGGGCACTTCGCGGACGTCGAATCCGGGGGCGATGATCTGGTGGAGTTCTTCCCCGTCGGTCCAGTCGTGCAGGCTGTCCGCGACTGTGGTGATCACTGGTTCGCCGACGTTGTCGAAGAGGACGACCGGCTCGACCTCGAAGTGGCCAGCCTCGGTCCGGCGTACTCCCTCGGTGCGAGTGGCCCAGCCAACAATGGGCACGACGACGATCTCCTGTACGTCGGGCCATTTGAACGCTGCACGCCACCCGTCGGGGGCAGCGCTGAAGCCAGTGATGATGTGCGGTTCCGGGGTCATGTCGGCCAGGGTGCCAGGTGGCACTTGGCTGGGGGGTGGCATTGCTGTAACAGGGTCACCACCAGCACATTTGACCGCCTGTCACGTCCTCGGTGTGATGCGCAATCATGTGGGTTCGTCAGCCCACTACTGCTGGAGCCCTCTGTGTCTGTGCACCGCACCTGGCCGATCGCTGCCGCCGCCCTCCTCGCCTTGTCTCTCGCCGCCTGCAATCCGAGCGCAGCCGTCGACGACGAGAAGCCGGCCGCGGCCGATGCGTCAACCACAGCTCCTGCCCCGGGTGCCCCGGAGGGCGGCGGGGGCTTGACCTTGCCTGCCGTGGTGAAGTTGCTGCCGGTCGGCGTGGAGAAGCGTGACGGCTACGAGCGGGACAGCTTCAGGCACTGGGTTGATGAGGACAAGGATGGCTGCTCCACCCGCAACGAGGTCCTTCTGGCTGAGGCGACCGTCGCCCCGGAGCAGGGTGCACGGTGTGCCCTGACCGGAGGGGAATGGGTGTCGTACTACGACGAGGAGACCGTCACCGCCGCCGGGAAGCTGGACATTGACCACATGGTTCCGCTGGCTGAGGCCTGGGATTCTGGGGCTTCCGGGTGGGATGCGGACCGCCGGGAGCGGTACGCCAACGACCTGGGTGCCGAGCGCAGCCTTGTTGCTGTCACTGCCCGCACGAACCGGCAGAAGGCTGACAAGGACCCGTCGCAGTGGCTGCCGCCGTCGGCGTCCGCGCAGTGTACTTACGGTGCGGACTGGGTGGGCACGAAGCTGCGGTGGAAGCTGGAGGCCGACGAGAAGGAGATCACGGCCTTGGAGGAGCTTGCTGCGGGTTGCGAGGACACGCTTGTCGAGTTTGAGGTAGCACCATAGTCGGCCGGGGTCACGCCGCTTCGTAGTGGTGCGCCCTGCCACCGCGCCACTCCACCCAGTCGCTCTGGTCGAGAAGGTCGTCGGCGTCGGGGAGTCCAGCCCGCCTCAGGAATTCGACGACGTCCCCGTCGTTGTGGGCGAGCCCGGCGATCTGTCCTTGGATGGTGACTCGCCGGCCGCCGGTGGGGGAGGGGCGGTGGATGACGATGGGCGCGGCCATACATCCAGGGTGCTCCCGACCTGGTGCTATCGCATTCGGGTAACGGTGAGCGTCCCGTGCCTGCCCGTGCCGGCGAGGACTTCGACGGTCAGGTCGCCGTCGACTCTCGTGTACGTCTCTCCTTCGGCCCGCCGCTCGCCCACGACCTCGGCCGCGGTGAGCGCGTCAGCGATCCGGCCGGCGAGTACGGGGTCGAGCCGTGCGGACAGCCGGATGGGGCCGCCTTCGTCACCGGTGGCGAGTGCGAGCCGGTGGGGCCGGCGACGGGGCCCGAGGTAGCCGATGACGAGTGCGTCCTCGGTGTCAGCCGTCCTCACCTTGATCCAGTTTCGGCGGCCAGCGGGGTAGCTTGCCGTCCCCTTCTTGCAGACGACCCCTTCGATGCCCTGCTCCTGGAGTCCTTCGTACCAGGCGACGGCGACGTTCCGGTCGTCGGTGGCGGGTACGGCTTGGATGGGTGGCGGGATGTCGTGGAGCAGGTCGAGGAGCAGTCCGCGCCTCTCCGTATAGGGGAGTCCCGTGGTTTGTCCGTGCTCGGGGTGCTCCAGGACGTCCCAGGCGGCGTAGGAGGCGGGGTGTTGTGCGGCGAGCGCACGGGCCCGGGTGACGCTGGATGCGGCCCGGGATTGGGCGGCACCGAAATCGATCCGGCCGTTCTTCCAGATGACCGCCTCGCCATCCAGCGTGGTGCCGGGCGGAAGGCCCATTCCGGCGACGGCGAGGTCCATCCAGTGGCTGGTGACGACCCTGCCGGACCTGGCGTAGAGGGTGACGGTGTCCTCGGTGCGTCTGAGGACCATCCTGTGCCCGTCGAATTTCGGCTCGTACCACCAGCCGGGCCCGTCGGGGATTGTCGGTACGGCTTGAGCGAGGGCGGGGCGGATGGGGTACTCCACGGTCCGATCCTGCGCGTAGGTGACCGCTCCGGCACCCCGAGCAGAACAAGTCTTGGAGTTCACCCTTGACTGCAAGCCTTGACTTGCTATTTTGAGTGCATGCCAAGCAATGACAAGCCCCGCCTCCTCCCCACCGGCAACTGCTGGTGCGGCTGCGGCCGTGAAGTCGGCCTCGGGAAATTCTTCGCGCAGGGCCACGACAAGACCGCAGAGTCCGCGCTGATCGCCCTGAAGTACGAGGCCAGCGTCCCCCACTTCCTCCACGCCCACGGCTACGGCCCCCAGCACTCCGTCACGCGTGACGCCGTTGAGAAGGCGGGCTGGGAACAGTGTGACGAGTGCGAGACCAAGCCCGGCTACCGGGGCGCGAAGGCCAGCGTCGCGAAGCACAAGCGCCTCAACCACCCGCAGGAGAACTGACCATGCCGAACCCGCAGCTGACCGCCGCAAGCTTCCTGGCCCGCTCCATCGAGGACGAGCAGCGCCGGTTCGCCCAGGAAGCCGAGCGACTGGCCGAGGCAGCCGCACGCATCGCCGCGAACCCGCCGAACGGGCAGCGCACCGCCTCCGGCGACCTGACCCGCCTCATTGCGGAAGCCACCTACCTCCTGAAGCGCGCCGTCACCATCGAAGCTGGACTCGAAGCCGTTGGGTTGATGGGCGCCGAGACCGCCGCCACCGAGCAGTGAGGAACACGACCATGAGCGACGCGAAGCCCCCGCTTCCGGCACGTACCTTCGACCCCTGGCCTCGTATCCCGATCGACACGAGCCCGGATAGCGACTTCTACCGCCTCGACCGGATCGCCGGGAGTGCTGCCACTGGATGGGCCCTCGGGCCTGACGGCGCCTACGCCCAGAACCGGCCCCTCGCTGACATCGTCGACAACGCGGTCCGTGAAGCCCTGCTCCACCTGCTGGAACTTGGCCTCATCGACATCGATAGCCAGCGGATGAACGCAGCATCGGGCTGGCCCACGCGCCGACAGTCGCCCGCCACCGAGCAGTAGCCTGCACAGCGCGGCGCCCCGGCCACCACTAATGGCCGGGGCGCCGCCGTGTCAGCGTATCGCCCACCCCGCCCGCGCCTGCCCTGCCACACTGGCATTGCCCCCGTCGCCTCCCCCGTCGACGGGGGCACCCCGCGCCACGCCGGGGCTGATCGAGCCCGGGTTGTCAGTGCCCACCCGTAGGCTTGTCACATCAACCCCCAGGGCCCACGGCCCGCGAAACAGGGGATTGCTCAC